TCAGGAAACTTTCGGGTTAATACCTCCATTCAGCAACCACTCATCCACTGCCGCCCGCAGGTAGGCTTTGGGGTGGGTGCGAACCGGCTTGGGAAAGTTGTGATCCCGGCAGTATTTCCACATGGTGGTGCGTGAAGCGATATGCAGCTTGGCCATCACTTCGCTTTCTTTGATCAGGGTAGTATCGGTCATAAGTGCCTCTTTGTTGGGGATGGTTATGCGACCTGCTGATCGCGATTGGTGCACAGCTCTGGCAGATTGGCCCGCACCAGCGCCTCGGCGAACTGTGGCGGCACGGCGTTGCCGCAGCGCGCTACCTGCTTATCCTTCGAATAGGTGTTGTCGCGGTAATCACGGTCGATGACATACCAGGACGGGAAGCCCTGCGCGGCGTAGAGCTCTTTCGGCTGCAGCATGCGCATGCCGATGTCGACGATCCGATACGTCACGCCCTCCACCTGAACAAACTCGCTCATGCCGTGCTGGTGCAGGAACTCTGCCGCCAGCGCCGCGCGATCCTCGTCGTAGTCGTGAACCGCCAGGCAGGTGCGCACCTCGCCGACGTGCTGGCCGCCGGCCGTGATAGTTGGCATTGGCTGGTCGGTGCGCTGGCCGTCTTTGCAGGTGCCGCGCAGCTTCACCAGGTGAGAGGTAACTACTGCGCTGTCAGCTTTCGCCGTAATGGTCTGTAGTGGCTCGGATGAATCGCGCGGTCGGCTTTGCCCGGCCCGGCCGCCGCAACCGATAATCTGCGCCGTCACCAGTGCGTGGTGATCCGTGGTGGTGACCGTGTGGGCCGGGCCGTCCAGCGGTGCGCCGGGGCCGGTGTAATTCCCGCCGAAATGTTTGGCCATAAACGCGCTGGCGACAGCAAACTTGTTGCCGCCGGCGGTGACCGTCCCGACGGGCTTATGGATGTCCAGCACCCGGGGTGCCTGTCCCGGCCGCTCGCCGTAGCCCATCTGGATCAGCGTCGGGCTGACCAGCTGGCTCTTGCCGCCGCCGCCGGCAGTAATGGTGCCGCTGGGCTGATCCGCAGCGTGGCCGATGCTGCTGCCGAACTGACGGGCGATCACTGGTGCAATAACGCAGCAGCGCGATTCCTTCAGGATGGTGTGCGCGGGCTTCTCGCAGCTGCGGGGCTTGGCCTGGTACGATCCGCCAGCACCGGCGAGAAACGGTGTCAGGTGCGCTTCAACCATCCCCAGCGCGTGGCCGTTGCCGCCTGGCCGCGCTGAAGCGCCGGCGGTTACCGTTGGCAGAGGCTCGGTAACTTCCTGCCCGGTGGCCCCGGTACGGAATTTGGTGATGTGCGGCGTGACGACAGCAAAGCCGTGTGTTTTGGTAATGGTGTGCAGCGGATCATAAAGCGACTGCCCCCGGAAGCATTCGTATTTGGTTCGGTTGCTGGTGTGATTGCACTTCACGATAAACGGCGTCGGGTTGTCGATCACGAAGCGCTGAATGCCGCGGGCGATGCGCCGCATTGTGTTCTCCGCCAGTGGCTTCTTGCGGCCAAATACCGACGGGCAGGGGATATCCCAGTCAATGCACTCCGCCGCCGTGCGCCACGGTTTGAGCTGGCCGCTTTGCACCGCCAGACTTTTCGGATCGCCGTGGCTAGCGTCCGGCCACACCACCGGCCGCCCGTCGCAGCGCATCACCATGAAGAAGCGTTTGCGGATCGTCGGCGCGCCGTAATCGCACGGGCGCAGCTCGCGGTGTTCGACGGTGTAACCGAGTCCGGCAGTCAGCCGCTGCGCTTCCTGCCCGTTCCGGTCAATCTGCAGGAAGTCGCATGCCTCATCGAGCGCCGGGTGATCAGCTGGTACGCCGGTGCTGAGCATGCTGACGAACGCAGCGAAGGTTTCGCCAGCGCGCGCCGGGTCTGGCCGATCCTCATCTGCCAGCAGCGGCCCCCAGGTTTTGAATTCCTCCACGTTCTCCAGCATCATTGACCGGGGCCGGGTAGCCAGCGCCCAGCGCAGGACGATCCACGCCAGCCCTCTGATCTCCTTCTTCACCGGGGTGCTGCCTTTGGCCTTGCTGAAGTGCCGGCAGTCCGGCGAGAACCAGGCTAGCGCAACCGGCGCGCCGGCGGTGGCCGCCACCGGGTTGATGTCAAAGACCGATTCGCAGTAGTGCAGCGTCTCCGGGTGATTGGTGCTGTGCATGGCGATCGCATTTGGGTCGTGGTTGATGGCGATATCCACGCTGCGGCCAGTTGCCGCCTCAATACCGGTGCTGGCTCCGCCGCCGCCGGCGAAGTTATCGACGATTAATTCTCTCATGCTGGAAGGTTCCCGAAAGTACTGGTGAGGGCCTGCGCGGTTGCGATAATTACGCCGGATGGCGTGCGGTCAAGCAGCAGGGTGTTGATGTGGTGCTTCACCTTGCGCTGGTGCTCCGGCTCCAGATCGGCAAGATGCTCAATTTGTACGGCCAGGCGGTTGACTTCGATCGGCCACACGTCATTCTCCGCTGCTGGCGCTGCTGGCGCTGCTGGCGCTGCTGGCGCTGCTGGCGCTGCTGGCGCTGCTGGCGCTGCTGGCGCTGCTGGCGCTGCTGGCGCTGCTGGTTGACTGCAGGAGGCACACAACTCTGCAGGCGGTGCAGGAGTGGCTGCCACCGGCGGGTGCAGGCGCGCCGCTGCCAGTTCTATCTGTCGCTGGAGTACCGCGCCGCGCTCCTCCAGCTCGTCCCGGCTGGTGTAGCCGAACCGCTCGCCCCGCCAGGCCTTATCAAAAACCGCGATCGCCGCGCCGAAACCGGCGGATGATTCCGACGGCTGGCCGGGCGCTGGCCGGTACCACTCCGGCAGGTCAAAGCTGATGCGCCCGCGGATAAACGAAACGTGATCCGCATTCTCCGGCCACCACACCTCGCCGGTGGCGGCCTTAATCAGAAACACGTACCGGCCGCCCAGTTCGCGCATCGCCAGCGTGTGGGCCATGATTTGACGCATCCCGGTGATGTACTGGCCATCGTGCTGGCTGGCGCGGGAATAGGGTGGGTTGGCATAGGCCGCACCGCGCAGCTCCGCCAGGCGGGCGCTCCAGTCTTGCGTCAGCGCGTTGTCTTCGGCACTGTAGAACGCCTCGCACTTCGCGTTGCTGGCATCGGCAAACAGGTCGAGCACGAACGGGCCGAACATTGCGTTGATCCCCCACCAGATAGCCTCCGGCGATCGCCACTGGTCGCCGACTTCCTTCAGCTTGTGCGTGGGTGCTGCGCGTAGGGCTGCCAGCGCCGCGCAGTAGGGGCTTATTGTGTGATCGGTCATTGTATTGGAGCCTCGGAGGTCAGTGCTTTGGTCTGCGGGAAATGGTGATCTGGTCGTAGGAGCAAAAATCTAAAACGTAAGGGCACTCTGCTGGCGCTTCGGTCTCGTTTACGCCGTCACACCCGCCAGTGTGCAGGCAGTTGCACTGCGTGCAGCTGAGCCGGTTTTCAAAGCAGTTCTTCGCCATGTGGTAGCCGTTGCAGCCGCCACCGCCGAACCGGTGCGGGAAGTCATACGCGGGACAGTTGCATGAAACCTGCCTGCCCTCCCAGTACACTTTCCCGAATGCGTTGGAGTTTTCATTATTTAGCCTTGCCGGATATGTTGCGCCGCGGAAACGCCAAGTTCAGCATTGCCACTGGGCGAATGCTGGCACAGAAAACTCGTTACTTACGATGTAATGTGGGTGTTATTTCGTCGTGAAATGATGAGATTAACCGCCGAGTGGCGGTTAGACTTTTATAGGAAGTGGAGCGGGATTGAAATCTTTCAAAGCCTGTACGAAGGTTGCTCTCTCTAGAGGTTCGTCATGTGCCACTAAAAAAGACTTATCCCCTAAGGTCTCTTTGACTTTTATTACTGTTAACTGATAATCTTTTTCATTGATCGAAACGCTATTTTCTTTAATAGGAAAAGTCCCTTCATATGATTGAAGAGTAACATCTTTTCCAGAATGACCTTTGAAAAGTATCATGTCATAGATCTCTTTTCTTTCAATGTTCATTCAATTGTCCTCTTGGTTTTTATAAACTCGTTCAATCGCCCATATTAAGTCACGTAATTGAGGTTTAGAAAGTGACGCCTCATCTTCATTATTATATGTAAAAGTGTGCACGGCTGGCTGACCACTTATAGTGACAATCAACTCATTACTGATCTGCTTTACAGTACATTTTCTCACTATATTCATCCCCTTAAGACGTATCAACACAGTTATACCACCAATTCTGTGTTAGTGCTGCTCAAGATTTTCGCGCTCGGTATTTGTTGCATAGCGCCAGGCGTAGCCGCGGTGTGTTTTCGCCCGGCCACTGATGGCCTCTTTGATGCCGGAGCGGTTAAACCCCGGCGCGTAGTAGGCCGAGGGAAAAAACACCTGCTGACCGGTGACAACGTGGGTGCCAACAACCGCTATCTGACGGGAGGGAATCTGTCTCATTTCGATAGCTCCTTATCCACCTGACGGACGTAGTACGACAGCCAGCGTTTGGCCGGGAACGTACCGGGCGGCAGGCAGGAAATTGATTTAGCGTGATGATCGAGAAGGGCGGTGATGATTCGGTCGTGCTCTGCTTTGGGCCTGCCGTTGGTGGCTGATTTAATCTCGCTCCTACATTTGCGCGCTACGTCCCTTAGCGCGTTCTCTGCGGCCGGTGACATTCACCCCACAGCTTTCTGCTGAGTGGCACGCTGCCACTTCTCCGCGTCTTCGCGGCACTCCGGGCAGCAGTAGCTGGTTCCGGGCCGTGATGGTTCACCGCAGTCGCCATTCAGGCACACAGCCGACAGCGCAGCGGGTGGTTTACGGTTCGCCAGCGCCACGTCAATGGCCTGCTGCTGGCGGGAGCTGGCCTCGTCGGCCGAGTCTGCATAGTTCATGGTTTGCTCCGTTTTCAGGCAATAAAAAACCGCCTCAGTGGGCGGTTGGTTCACATTAGGTTTCATCATCCCCGCAATGAATTGTTGTGATCGGTGAGGAGTCCGATATTTGCAGATATACTTTTCTTAATCTCTTCCAAACGATTGGAATCAGTTTCGCTTGGTTCCTGTCCTTTGAATTTGTCAATGAGATTTTGCTCTTCGTCCAGAAGCTCGATGATGTTTTGACAATGTTTTTTCATGGTTATCCTATATCCAGTAGAGTTGCTTGCGAATGATTTAATTCTCATTTTATCTCCATTAGCACAACGTTTTTCCCAAAATATTGGTATCGACTAATTCATCTAAAACTTTATACCTATTGATAGGTTGGGGGCTCAAGCTGAGCTGTTGGTCGTCGTTGTAACAGACATTGCCTAATCTGCTTGAACTCAACAATAGTTAAGATTCTGTTTTTAACGACTGCAGCAGGGGAAAAGTATTATGAAGATTTAACCGTTTATACCCCTACTATGATGTCATCCACTGTCGCCAAGCTTGCGTATCTGGTGGATCTTGCTGGGTGCGTCCTGCAGCTCCAGCGCGATGCGGGCCAGCGCGGCCACGTCACCACACTGGGCGTGATCGGTGGTAATCATCAGCTCCAGCTGTTGCCGGCTGAACTGCTCAATCAGATTTTTCACTGTTTCACCTCTTTGCAGTAAGAGCCCGCCGGCGCGCGAGGGGAATCGCCGCTCCAACTGCCGGTGTGCGAGCGAACATCCGCCAGCACCTGCTGGCAGACGGCCATAGACGGCATTTGCGTTACGTTCCAGGCGCTGCCGTCGCGCACCGGGGAGGCCAGAATAAGGTAAACGAAGGTGAGGGTGGTCATGGTTTGAGGGCCTCACGTACAGCAGCATGCGCCGGCAGGAACGCCAAAAAGGTATCCATTGCCCGTGCTACCAGTTTTTGGTTGTTGTAGCGCTCAATGCCCCATACGATGGCGTAGCAGATCCACAGGTAGTGGTGGCTGTGGGTCATGTTCGAACCCATGCCCTCAGAAATGTCGTAAGAACTCACGTTATGGGGGAAATAGGCATCGTTCAGCGCATGGTAAGCATCGCTTTCCCGCCGGAATCCGTTGCCGGTCAGCTCGCGAACAACCTCTTTAGCGGTTTCTGCGTCCTCCTCGTCATCGCAGCCTTCAAGATAGCTGGCCAGCCACTCCTGCAACCCTTTGTCGAACGCTCTTCCATCAAACTCATAGCAGGGGGTGTCATAGCGCCCGCCGCCTGTGCCAGCTTCGAATTTTTCAGACCAGTAGCCGGGGTTGATCTGGAAGCTGTCACGCACACCAAAATGCTTATCGGTAAAGAATTCGAACATGTCGGTGATACGACTGAACGTCCACGTGCCCATATCGCCGGTGACGGTCAGATAACCCGGCCAGGTGACGATATCGAAGCTGTAGGCGCGGGTATTCTGGCGTGAAAAACGCAGGTGACGATAGAGGCCATCATCACGGATAACGCTCAGCTTGTGGCTGGTTACATCACGGACAAAGCGGATGATCTCACACATTGATGCCTCCCTTTATCTCATAGAAACGCTGCAGGAACAGCACACGTGCTTGGCGCGGGGTGAATGGGGCAACGAGAAAGTCAGCGCAGGGGATGCCTTCGAGCACCGGCCACGGTGTGCCGTCGTCCATATCGAAGTCGCGGCGCTCGGTAGCCAGCATAATCAGGTCGGCGTATTTCACCGGCGTGGACATTGCGGCCGGCAGACCGAACTTATCGCGGATCAACTGATCGATGCGGTGCTCAACCGCCCGGTAGTCCGGCAGTAGCGCTTTGAGGGGCGAACTGACATCGCCGCAGTAAGCCTCCGCCGCATCGTGCAGCAGGGCTTCCAGCGCGAATTCACGCGGCACCAGCAGGCTGACGTGAACCGAATGCTGCGCCACGCTGTAGAACTGCTCCAGGTGGCCGGTGAAGCGGCACAGATTGGACAGCGCCGCGGCGATATCCTCGATGCTGATGGTGGCCGGGTCGGTATCGGTAAAGCGAAAATGCTGGCCGGAAAGGGTGTTAATCCAGGTCATTGCGGATCCTTAATTGCTGCCCGGCGCGCAACACCGGCGCAGAACACTGCGCGGCGCTGGCACCATTTGATGTTTTGTCCGGCGGATTGCCGGGCCGCCTGCAGCCACTAGTGAGCGGCTTCGGCAAAATCGCCGCTGCGCTCGGTCTCAGCGGCCAGCAGGGCGGCGTCATTTGGAAGTGTCATAGATGCTCCAGAAACTTACGGTCGGGGCTGTGTCCCCGGCATCAAAACGGGATGTCGTCGTCGAAGTCCTGCACCGGGGGCTGCTGCTGGTTGCGGCCGCCAGAGGCAGCGCGATGCAGGTTCGACTGCGGCTGCTGCTGATTCTGCTGGCCGCCCAGCATTGAACGCTGCTGATTGCCAGCCGGGCCACCAGCAGGACCACAGCCAGCCTGCTGTCGCTCGTCTTTGTCGCTGAGCGTTTCAACCAGCTTATCGACCGTCTCAGCGGGCAGACCCTCAATGCCCTCTTTGTAGGTCTTGCGAGTTTTCGTTCCGAACGCCTGGCGGATCTCGAAGCGGTACCCGTCGGAGCCGTTATTTTTGGTGTAGAGCACTTTCTGCAGCACGAACCCGATCGGCTTACCTTCCAGCTCCTTACAGTGGTATTCCGTTTCGTTCTGGCTGTTCACCTGCTCCGTGGCGTGCAGGGCTTTGACTCCGGTCAGCCCCATAATGGCCTGAATCATGGCGTTGCCGCCCTGCAGAGGATTACCGTCGCGGCCGACATAGGACACGCGCAGGAAGTTAATCGGGCCCACGTCAGCATCCAGTGAGAACTCCATTGACTCTGATTTCGAGTTAGCGTCACGGGAAGTGGTGAAAAGGGCAGTACGTATAATGCCGGTGTACGCGCCTGACTCGGAAGCACCGGAGGGCCCCGCTTTTTTGGCTTCATCCTGGTTAAACGTGAAGAGTGGTTGCATGGTGGTGTGACTCCTTAATTCAGTTCGTAGTAATCCCGGATCGCCGCGTCGACGGCGTTCAGGTCGTTGTCTATCTGGAAGCTCTCAAACAGCCCGATCGGCGATTTAACCGGGTCGGTGCCATCTGACTGCGTGGTGAACTGGTAGCGGCCGTCGGTGACCTGGGTGCGCAGGGCGATGGTGAACATGCCCTCAACGGTGATCTTTTCGTCCAGCATCTTGCCGATGGTCTTCATCTTGATGCGACCGGCGGCGGTTTCTTCCGTGTGAGCCAGGAAGTAAACGATCAGGTCGTCTTCCGCGTGCTGTGCGGCTTTCACCACATCCCACGCGCCGCCGCCGATCTCCGTGAATTTTTCGAAAGATTTTTCACTGCGCCGCCGCATGAAAGAGTTACCCATCACGTACTGAAAATCGTCGATAACGACGTACTTCTTACCTGCGCGGCGGGCAAAATTGATAATCGTCACGAGGTCAGCGGCCAGGTCTGTATGAAAGACGTTTCCTGTCCTAGCGGTAAAATCGCGCGGCTGCCAGCCCTTAGATTTGAACGGCAGACGCTTATTTTCGGGGTTAACGAGAAAGCCCTCGTCAGGGTTGAGTTTCATCATGCTGGCCGACTTACCGGAGCCTGATTCACCCAGGATAAGTACCGGGATGCCCATATCATTCCTCCGCGCGCTGCAGGTAGTGCTGCATGGTGAACTTCTGATCCTCATCCAGCTCCATGTTCGCCAGTGCCCATTTCAGATAACCGGCGTCGGTACCGCCGATCCACTCAAACGTTTTGCCCTTATGCTTGCCGAAACGCATGGTATGCAGCAGCGAAGGGAGGGCGCTGATTTCCCGCATCTGCGCGATGGTGAACCGGGCGTGGCGGTTAATCTCGATCAGCACCGCTGCCGTAACGTAGCAGTCATACAGTGCGCGGTGGGCGTGCAGCCCCTCCGGCACATTGGCGTTAACGCCGAGGTGGTAACGCATGAACTGGTTACCGTGGCTCTCCAGCTCCGGCCAGAGCTTGCGGGAGAGCTTCATGGTGCAGAGCCACGGTGCGGTAATCTGCGGCAGCTTGCTACGGTCGAACCGGGCGTTGTGCGCCACGTAGACGTCAGCGCCAAGGTAGCGGTCAATCACCGCATCAATCGGCGGGGCGTCGGCCACGTCAGCTTCGGTGATGTGGTGGCGCGCCATAGCAGCAATGCTGATCGGCTCCGGCGGCTTCACGTAGTCGCTCATCGGGTTGCAGATAACGCCGTCGATGATGTCGACGCTGGCGATTTCACACACGCCACCTTCGAGGCTGGTGGTTTCGGTATCAATTACACGCAAAATGGTCATGTTGTCCTTCCGTCAGTGAGTCGGCGACAGCTTCGCGCTGTGCCAGCTGGTGGGCGAGTTGGTGCAGCTCGGCGGGGCCGATCTGGTTCTGCTGGCAGATCTGCAGGATTGCGTCGTGCGCGGCCTCCTGCATCCATTCGTGGATCTGCAGCGACGTGGGGATCAGCGTTATTTCCATCCGATACACATCCCCACGAATACGGTCAGCACGCCGATCAGCGGCAGCAGCCAGACGCGGCGCCGCGGGTGGAAGTCAGCACCGGTCAGCCGGTGAATGAACTGTGATTTGTAGAGCGAACTCATGGGTAGATCCTCCGGCGTAATTTCTGGCGGTTACTGGACGGCCGGTGCACCGTCTGCTGGCAGAGTGCAGCGCACCCCCTGTCGGTACAGAAATCATCGTGCTCCGTGCGATTCCAGTAGGTAATCGGGCGTTTGTGGGTGTCTTCCGGGTGGCGGAATCGGCCGCAATATGCGCATTTCACCGAGTGGAGGTGTTCGGTACCGGACTCCAGCAGCGTGTACTCCATGTGCGAACCAGAGCTGCCGTCCGGCAGGGTGTAATCGACAAAGGCCTCATCCTCACCTTTGTAGTTCGGGCGGATGGCGTAACCGGAGAAGGTGACCAGCAGAACACCGATCCTGATCGGCGTGCCCGGCGGTAGTTCGGCCAGGCGCTGCCTGGTTAATTTGGGGTAGGGTTGCATGATCACCTCCGTGAAAAGGGCGAAAAAAAGCCCCCGAGGCGGGGGCGAACAGACTACACACAGCAATGGATGGGATTGCAGAGACAGCAGGCGTGCCTGCTCGCCAGCGCTTGTTTTAGGCCTTATGACTGCAGCCAGGTAAGCTCCTGACAATTTAACTACCTCCACAACGGGGAGAGCGCTGCATTTGACCACCTTGCGCCGCGTTGCCCATAACGTCGCCTTTGCGACCTCACTACCTTGCCGCCAGGGGGAGTTACACAGGTGCTGGCCACATATCCGGCGCAGCGCTCTTTCCGTTGTGTGCCGGGGTGATGCCCGGCGTCGTGCCGCCTTTACTTTTAAGCCCAATGCGCTGCTGCGGTTCTCCGGGCTTGCCCTGGTGAGGCTTACTTCGCTGGTGCCGATGCTAAGGCTGTGCAGAACTCCTTGAAGCTCAGAACCTCTTCACCTTTTTCCAGACTGTCGAAATATTCTTCGTATGCTTTATCCACGATAATTCCTCATTTTTGCAGCGATATGTCGTTAATTTGCTTTGACGCTGCGCTATCGCAGCTCAAAGAAAACTTAATCACCACGCTGTCCGCTGCATGCCTGGGGTGCCTTAACCCCATGAGGTCAGGGAGCGCCAGGGTGCTGAGTTTGGGCCTCTCGGCCGCCAGCGCGGTGACTGATATTCGTATTGTTAAAGAGCGGGTCAGCGTTCTGCGGTGGGCTGCGTCGTGCTGATGCCTAAAACAATACTTGCGGTATTAATACAAAGCAATACTCTAAGTATTAAAAATAATATCAATCATATTAAATTGCTGAAATCTGGAGATATTTAGTTTTGTGCGGTATTGGTTGAAATGTGACCTTTTGAGAAAAAAGACACAAAAAAACCGGCTCAGCGGCCGGTTCTGGAGTTGTGGTTGCTTAAACTAAAAGCATCATGGTTTGAACTGCAACGCCGATTACTCGGCAGTTCCCATTGATTTTGATCCGCTGCTGATGGGATGGGTTTAGCGGTTGCAGATATTTCTGCCCTAACCCCTCATCGACCACATACTTTTTGAAGGTAGCTTCGTTAGCATCGGTAAGTTTTGCAACAACGAGGCTGCCGTTCTTCGGTTCCCGACCTGTATCAACCAGGATCAGCATCCCTTCGGGAATACTGAGCCCTACAGGTGAGGTCATGGAGTCACCACTCACTCTAAGCCAGAATGCCTCACCCTGAACATGGGCATCTGATTCAAACCACTCATTAATCTCTTCGAGTGTGTAAGGCTCAACAGCCTCAGACCACGCTCCTGCACTAACCCAGCTGATCAACGGATACCGCGCTCCCTTCTTGTATTCGCCCACGTAGGAGACGTTTGAATCAGCTGACGATGCAAAACCCGCGATCTCTTTAGCTATAGAGGGGCTGAAGTCGCTAATGGCTACCTGAAGAATTTTCGCAAATGCAGAGGCCACCGGCACATTCAGAGCATTTCGACCGTTGAGATAGTGGCCTACCGCACCCTGGGTAATATTCAGTTCATCCGCGATCTGCTGTTGGGTTACACCAATAGCTTTTTTCTTTGCCTTGTAGAGGGCTTGAAGGCGTTGCGCGTCTTCAAGCTGCTCAGGCGTCAGTGACTTTTTCTTTTCCATGTCCGGATTCTAATACCTGAGTTATTAAAATATGAAATACCGCAAGTATTGTGTTATTTAATACTTAGGGTATTATTGCTGCCATCTAACAACTGGAGACGACCGATGGAAAAAATCCCTCTTGGTGATTACGTCAGAGAGAACGGCCAGGCGCATGCAGCTGATGCGATCGGCGTTCATCAGACGGCAATCAGTAAAGCAGTACGTGTTGGCCGGAAAATTTTCATCACTCGATTGCCCGACGGCAAAGTTGAAGCTGAAGAGATTCGACCGTTCCCGATCCTCAAGCACCAGAAAGATTAAGAGCGGTGTGAGCGGACCACAACAACATATCAAAACGAACAAAAAGGAAATTATCAATGGAATCAAGCGCAACGTCACGCAACATCGCACGCGAAATCGAAAATGAAATTATCGTGCGGATCGCTGAACGCGGAGTGACGGCAGTGGCGAAGGAGATCGGCGTGGATAAATCCCGCGTCAGCCGCTGGCAGAGTAAGGGCGGACTGGTGGAGAAGGCCAGCCAGCTGCTGGCTGCCATCGATTTTCAGCGACCTGAAGGCATGGTGCTGTTCCGCGGTGAAGAAACGGCTGAGTTAGCTAAGGGGCTGATAGCCATGCTCGATCACCTGCGTAACGGAGGTACTGGTGGATGACGAACGATTCGTTGAAACAGACCAGCCATACCGGGATCGCCGTGGCGTTGTTGTTCGCGTCACCAGTTACGATCGCCAGGAACGCAGAGTTATTTTCATGCGGCCAGATTACCCGCATCCGTGCTGCGTGCCGAAGTGGTATTTCGAGAAGTATTTTCGGAAGTACGAAGGGAAAAGTGAAGGCTGAACAGGTAGGACTGAACAGCCGGATACTGCATTGCTTTGGTAAAGCGAGGTCAATTATGCGACAGAAACGCCGTAAAGCGCAACCAGAAAACACTGTACATAAAGACATGATCCGGGAGCAGTTAGCCCGGTCATCATCCCCACGGCTGGCTGAACTCCTGCGCGAGATCCTCCAGAAGGACAGGCTCAGGAGGGAAGGTCATGAGTAACACAGCCGAGATCATCCAATTCCGCGCTCACCAGGAGCGCGAGGAGCAGCGCGTGGCCGATACCGATGACGGGTACACCCGGCTGGCAAATGAACTGTATGAGGAGCTGATAGGCGCTAATCTGACCCGCAACCAGGCGAAGGTGGCGCACGCTGTTTGCCGCAAAACGTACGGCTTCAACAAAAAGCTGGACCGGGTTTCTGACAGCCAGATTTCAGAGCTTACACGCCTGCCACGGCAGAAGGTGAACAAGGCTAAAAACGAGCTGATCGCCATGCGTGTTCTGGTGCGAGAAGGGTCTCTGATTGGGCCAAATAAGGCCCTTTCAGACTGGCAAATTCCCGAGTGTCACCAAAACAGTGACTTTGTCACCAAAGCAGTGACAAAAATTGTCACCAAAACCGTGACAGGGTTGTCACCAAAACAGGGACACACAAAAGACACTATTCAAAAGACAATAAATACAGATCCCCCTAAAGCCCCCAAGGGGGAATTTTCGGAGGAGGTAATCTCACAGGCAAAACAGGTTCTGGCGTATTACAACGAGCTCACAGGGACCACCTGCCGCTCTGCAGAAGCCTTTGCCGTTCTGCTCACACCACGTTCCGCCCGTGCTGCCTACACCGTGGACGACCTGCAGCTGGTGGTGCGCTGGGTGGTTCTCACCTGGAAGCGTCGCAATGGCACCGTGGCTAAGCCGGCCAACATCTGCCGGGTTGGCCGATTCGATGGTTACCTGGCGGACGCCAGCGCCTGGCTGGCCAGCTACGTGGAGATCGACTGCGGCTCCGTGGTGCAGGCTTACAACGAGGTGCTGGGCGACGCGCTGCCGCAGGCGGAGCTGGATGCGGATCGGGAAATCGCCATTCGCGAGTTGCTGGCCCACCTGAACAAAAAAACCGTCGATGCTTTCCGGGCGTATTTCCAGGCGTTCCGTGCAGAGGCGCGCCCGTATTACTTCGGTGAGAGTCCGTCCGGCTGGAAAGCTGGCTTCGACTACCTGATGAAACCTGAAACTCTTCGTAACCTCCGCGAGGGATCGCTATGACTGATCTGTATCTCGAAGCCAGCGTGATCGGCGCGCTGCTGCACGCCGGTCTGACGCCAGACGCCAGTGACGTGCTGAACACGCTGGATCCGGCCGCATTCACCCAGCCGTTCTACGCGCAGCTGTACAGCGAGATTAAGCGGCAGGCCATCCAGCGCAAGATGATCGACGCGCTGCTGGTGGCGGAAGCGATGGGCAATGAGCCCGGTATCTTTGCTGACGTCATGGAAACCGTGAAGAGCACGCCCAGCGCGGCCAACCTGAAAGGCTATGCGGCCCGTCTGAACGAGAAGTTTGTGGTGCGCAGCTTTGTGCAGCTGATGGAAGGCAGTTATGACTCGATCACCAAAGCGAACACCCAGGAGCAGGCGATGGACAGCATCCAGGCGTTCACCAGCCAGGTGCTGGCGCTGGGCCGCCCGGGTGACGAGGTGATGCCGGTACACATCGACACGCTGCTGGACTCCTACGCCGGGGTGCTGGAGCGCCGGGTAACCAACGGTGAAGAGTCCGACACGCTGAAAACAGGGATCGCCGAACTGGACGAGATCACCGGCGGCATGAACGACGAGGATTTTGTGGTGGTGGCCGCCCGGCCCGGCATGGGTAAAACCGAGTTTGCCCTGAAGGTGGCCGAGGGCGTTGCCTCGAGTGAGCGCGTAATGGGCGATCACAAAGTTCGCCGCGGCGTGCTGATTTTCACTATGGAAATGAGTAACCAGCAGGTGATCGAGCGCCAGATAGCCGGCGCGGCCAACATGCCGGTATCCAGCCTGCGCAAACCGTCGCGCATGGGGGATGAGGACTGGGGCCGGATCTCGATGGGCATCCGCCGCCTGATGGGCCTCGACGTCTGGATGGTGGACGCAGCCAACCTGACGATTGAGCAGATCCGCGCTATCGCCGAGCGCCATAAGCGCCAGTTCCCCGGCCTGTCGCTGATTCTGGTCGACTACCTCGGGCTGATCAAAAAGCCTCGCGCCGAGCGCAACGACCTGGCGATCGCCGTTATCTCCGGCGGCCTGAAAACGATGGCGAAGGAGCTGAAAACGCCGGTGCTGTCGCTCAGCCAGCTGTCGCGCGAGGTGGAGAAGCGCCCGAACAAGCGCCCGGTGAATGCGGATCTGCGTGACGGTGGCAGCATCGAGCAGGACGCCGACAGCATCATCATGCTGTACCGCGATGCCGTCTACAACGAGAACAGCCCGGCGGCCCGCTTCGCCGAGATCATCGTTACCAAGAACCGCTTCGGCACCCTGGGCACCGTCTACCAGGAGTTCCGTAACGGCCACTTCCACGACACCCACCAGGAAGAGGCGCGGCGCATCTGCTCCGAGAAAGCGTCAGCCGGTGGACGCCAACAGAGAGATTTTTGATGACGCAGGACAACTTACCGACCGTGATCGCGCAGAACGAGATTGAGCTGGCACCCGGCCTGATCGTAACCGTGATGGTGCTGGATAACGGCCAGCGCGTTCTGCCTGCTGCGGATGTGCGCCGTGCCTGCGAATGGCTGGGCGTCACGCTGCCGGATGACGGGGAGCGCGCTGATGCTGGTGTATGACATCTGCCCTGTATCGAAACCCCGACAAACTCAGCGGGACCGCTGGGCCAAACGGCCGGCGGTCCTGCGTTACCGCGCGTTCTGCGACGAGGTGCGCCTTAAGCGCCTGCAGCTGCCGGTCAGCGGCAGCCACGTGACCTTCGTACTGCCCATGCCGCCCAGCTGGAGCAAAAAGAAGCGCACCGCCAGCGCCGGGCAGCCGCATCAGCAGAAGCCGGACGTGGACAACCTGATGAAAGCCCTGATGGATGCCCTGTTTGCCGACGATAGCGGCGTGTGGGATGTCCGGGTATCAAAAATATGGGGTGAGTCGGGCAGCATCCGGATCGCCGAAATTGCAGCACCGGCTGAGTTAGCCGCAGGGGAGGGAAAATGTCAGAGCTGACCGAGCTACAAAAACAGGTATGCCGCTTTATCCGCCAGTTCGCCGCAGACAACGGCTACGCGCCAAGCAGGCTGGAGATTGCCGGCCATTTCGGCTGGAAGTCCGGCAACGCCGCCGAGACGCACGTGCAGGCGCTGCTGAAGAAAGGGGCCGTATCGAGAGTGCCGCACAGCTCACGCACGCTCAGGGTGCTGATCGACGTGTAGCGCCCGGCCGCCGGCCGCCTTGCAGTACCAGATAACCAGAACAGACCAGAGGGGAAAATCCAGTGAGAGTCGAATCAGCATTGAAACACTTCAGCCCAAAAAGCCAGATGATCACCGACAGCCCCCGCGCAACCGGCTCAGACAGCCTGAACGGGACCGACGTGATGGCCGCCATCGGTATGTGCCAGGCGAAAGCCGCCTTTGGGATGAGCTGCTATCTGGGAAAAGCAGGCATCAGCCAGCAGGATCGGGATAAAGCGGTTAAGTACCTGCTCGGCTATGCACGTAAAACCGCGCCAACGCTCCTCAGAAAGGCCGCAGGGAAAAAGTTGAGCCAGTGTCTGGTTGTGCTGGCTAAGTTCGCCTATGACGATTACGCGCGCTCTGCTGCTGATACCAGCGAGTGCCCGGACTGCAGGGGCAGGGGCGTAACCAATACGCTGGCCAACGTGATGACGCATCCGGGCTGTGGGGAGACGCCGCCGACCTTTCAGCTTCAGCTGGTGGAAAATCAGTGCGTGACATGTCACGGCAAAGGAAAGTTGTCAGCGCGCTGCCGCTGCGGCGGTACCGGGAAGGTTCGGGATCTGAAACGCTCGAAGCTGCAGGGCGCGCCGGTGGAGAAGGACTGCGACCGCTGCGGCGGTCTTGGGTTTAAGCGGCAGCCGGCCAGCGTGGCATTCAGGGCGATCCGCGCGCTGCGACCGGACCTGACACAATCTGCCTGGTCGCGTAACTGGAAGCCGTTTTACGACAGCCTGATCACCAAATGCGAGACTGAAGAGAGTTGCGCTGAATCGGAATTCCATAAAGTGACGCGATAAAGCGGAATAATGCCTAGAAAATAGTTGCATTTTGCATAACTTTGGCTGAATATGCATTCCATCGTGGGGTTTCAATGCCCGCACACAATAAACGAATTCAGAGGCCTCGCAACCGCGGGGCCTTTTTGCTTTCTGCAATCCCGTTTCGACGCTACCCGGTAACCTCCTTCACTCCCCTTATTTGACTCATTAAATGAGGCGAATAGGCATTCTATTCGACTCATCACGGTCTGGCCGGGCGGCGTCCTTTTCTTCCCCGTTTAACCCACACACAGCACCACGGCAGCGCCGGAGGTGGGAACTATGAAAATGGAACAACAACCGGGCAACGTCGTTACCCAGTTCTTTGCGTGGCTTGCGGCGATTGCGGCTGCCCTTGGCTGGACGACGCAGGACCTGGTCTATTTCATTTTTGGTGCGATCGGTGTCGTTATCTCGATTGCGTCATACATTAACAGTCGGATGGACGCCAGGGCGGCAAAGCTGGAGGCAAGGCGCCGCACGAAGATCATCGAAGACTACATCCATGACGTGCAGCAGAAACCAGTTAATGAGCGCCCCAGCGCTGTCGAAGTCATTTCAGAAGCAGTAGCGAAGTCCGAGGCTTGAATGGCAAACCTGAAAGCTAAAATCAGCGCTGCTGTGCTCGGCCTTATTCTGGCCGGCGCTCCGGCATCCGTGATTCTGGATCGGTTTCTGGACGAGAAAGAGGGCAACCGGCTGGTGGCCTATCTCGACGGCTCCGGCATCTGGACTATCTGCCGCGGGGTGATCCGCGTAGACGGTAAAGCGGTGGTGAAGGGCATGCGGCTCACCGCCGAGAAGTGCGCCGAGGTTAACGGCATCGAGGAGCGTAAAGCGCTGGCCTGGGTAGAGCGCAATATCAAAGTGCCACTGACCGAGCCGCAGAAGGCGGGCATTGCCTCGTTCTGCCCGTACAACATCGGCCCCGGCAAATGCCTACCCTCAACGTTCTACAAACGCCTGAATGCTGGTGACCGCAAAGGTGCGTGCGAGGCAATGCGCTGGTGGGTCCACGACCAGGGCCGCGACTGCAGGCTGACCAAAGGCCAGGCGAGCGGTTGCTACGGACAGGTTGAGCGCCGGGATCAGGAAGCTGAGCTGGCGTGCTGGGGGCTGGACCGATGAAAACCACTAACAGCACGCTGATCCTGGTGGCCGTATTTTTGCTGCTGCTGATTGGGCTGGGCGGCGCGGCGGTTTACTACCACAGCCAGTACAGCGAACAGGTTAACGCTACCGAGCAGCTGCAGCGCGACAACGACCAGCAGGGAGCAGTAATTGCCACACAGTCACTCCAGTTCAACCGCTTCAACCAGATAGCCGCCAGCCAGCTGCAATACGCTGTGGCACTCACTGGCAGGCAGCAGGAGAAAGAGATTGAATATCGCACCATCCTCAAGGCTGAGCCAACCTGTGCTCTCGCTGTGCCTGCTGGCGTTGCTGGCCGGCTGCTCGAATACGTCAAAAGTTTACGTGCCAGCGCAATGCGTGCTGATCCCGGCATCGCTGACAGCGCCGGTTCTGGCACCACTGCCGCCAGCACCTTGACTTACTGTCAGGCGGTGCTGTGGATTGACCCGCTGCTGACGACGATTGAGCAGGCGAATAGCCAGCTGGCTGGCATCAGAGAGATTGAGCTCAACAGAAAAGGTAATGACTGAAATGTGTGAAATGACCGGAGCGGTAATTGTTTTGTGCATCATCAGCACCGTTGCAGGGTGGGCTGCTATCGAAACTGTTATCTGGCTTTTCAGTCACATCACACTCAGCTGGAGCAGGTAATGCTCTTCATTTTTTAAATTTATTGTATAAGGCGATGATACCGGCGCCACTAATCATGCCAACTGCCAATGTACCTACACTGAAGACTGTATTCTTCGAGTCTTTAGACTCCTGTCGTAGCGCTTTCTGTGTTGCCAGGGTCATTTGCACAATCTGTTCAATTGACTCAGAGGCTTTAGATTCATGCGCTCGACCAATGCTGGCGATAGCTTCCGCATTTTTTTCTGCCACGCTAGATATGCTAAGGACGGTATCCTTATTAATTTCAGTAATGTATTTTTGAGTGCTGCTTAAGACCTCGATCTCATCCTCATAAAGATACGCATCTATGTTGGCATGTAATTTGCTGATTTCACTTCTTATCTTTGATGGGGTGGATGGGTGGCCAATAAATTCACCATGTAATACATGTGAAGTATCTTTCTTATCATTCATGAGAGTTCTCCATAGATCAATGCTTCAAGTAACGGCATTAGGGAGAAAAACTTGAGTGTCAGGCTGAACTAGATGAGTGGAAACCAATATGGCAAAACCGGACTGGGCGTCGCTTCAGCAACGGTTCCTGTCCGACAATGCCGCAACCGGCGTATCACCGAAAGAGTGGTGTGAAGCGCAGGGACTGAACTACGCCTCGGCGCGACGCTATATCAAAAAACCTGCTGCGCAAAGTGCACAGAATCCTGCGCAGGAAATAGTGCGCAGTGCGCAATCAAAGCGCAGCGCAAAACAGCTCACCGTAAACGACAACCTGACCGACCAGCAGCGCCGCTTTGTCGTGGAATACCTCAAAGACAACAATGCCACACAGGCCGCAATCCGGGCCGGCTACAGCGCGGCATCGGCCAGCCAGCTCGGCTATCAGCTGCTTCAGAAAACTTCAGTTATCGACGCCATCACCGAACAGCAGACTGCGCAGATGTCCCGCGTGCTGATCTCGGCCGACACGGTGCTGGCGCAGATGTGGCAGCTCGCCACGTTCGACGCCAATGACCTGTCGCAGTATCGCCGCGGGTGCTGCCGGTACTGCTGGGGCTTCGGCCATAACTACCAGTGGCGCGATATGGTCGAGTTCGACGAAAAGCACCTTGAAGCGGTTGAGCGAAAGCAGCGCGAACCCGTCGATGCCGGAGGCTATGGCTACGACGCGACCAAAGCAGCTAACCCCGACTGCCCGCGATGCAATGGTGAAGGGCTGGGCCGCACATTCTTTCCGGACACGCGAGATCTGCCGCCGATCGCCCGCCTGGCCTATTCCGGCACGAAGGTAGGGAAGAACGGTATCGAGCTCAACAGCATCAGTCGCGAGCGCATGTTCGATGCGGTGGCGAAGCGGCTCGGCCTGGCCGACACCGAATTCACGCAGAAGCTGCAGCAGATCGAGATTGAGAAGCGCCAGCTGGAGAACGAGAAGCTGCGTAAAGAGCTGGCAGCTGACAGCAACAACGACCAGCCGCCAACCCCGGTACAGATAGTGATTAACGCAGTAGACGCGAGGGCAGACGATGGGGATCAGCCCGACGCTTAATATTCCGCAGGCGCGCTTTCTGGCGATGCCGCATAAGTTTAAGGCTTACGTGGCCGGCTTTGGCTGCCTGCGAGGAAGTACGCTCGTCATTACAGAGTATGGTCCTTTACCCATTCGGGAAATAACCCGACCAATGCGTGTTTTATCTTGGTCGGCTCAGAATAATCGATTTGAGCTCGCTCTAAGTGGTGGTGCGTTCCCAAAAGGTAGGGGGAATCTATACCGAGTTGTGACGCAGCAAGGAGAATTTGTAGCAAGCGGACATCACCGCGTTCTCTGCGCTGACCATAGCTATCGATCCGTGGATACGCTGGACGAATCTGTGAAGGTATCTGCATTTTCGCAAAACCTTCTGGCGACCAGTTTGGCTTCTGTCCCGAAATCGTTGCACGCAGGTGATCCGCATTCGAATCAAAAACTCGCAGATTATCTGGGGCATTATGCAGATGAAGCCCGTCGATATGGTCAACGACTTCTGTCGGTAGCAGATAGCGCCCGATGCTTTTTTCAGCAACCAGGCGATGCTCTGCAATTACCCCTGTCGCACGGGCTTGTGGATGGCCGTCAGGAGCTGACACGAGTACATAACCATCCAGATCAACAATGCGGCCACCCCGGTAGCCATGATTCAGCTCTCCTTCACGGGCACCGCGCGGCAGACGCTCAGCGTTGTGTACGCGCAGGATGTTTTGAACGTGTTTCTCTGAACAGCCGATCTGCGCAGCAATCTCTGCAGATGTGCGCTGTCCATCAGCAAGAGACAGGATCCTGTTCTTTGCACTCTCACGAGGTGCGGGCTTCTGACGCTGTTTCAGCGTTAATCCGTAGCGAAGAATGCAGCGGTAAACATGGCTGCGGTCGCATCCAGCCAGGCTGGCAACCTCCGTCACGCTCCGTTCAGGGCTGGCAAGCTGGCAAATTTTCTGGTCAAGAGGCGTCATATTCGAACTCCGTAATCGAAACCTGCAACATACTGAGTGTAACACGGCTGACCGAAGAAGAGCCTTACTATGACCTTCAGGTATTAGACAATAATTGCTATGTAACCATCGATGGTGCCATTCATCACAACAGCGGAAAAACCTGGGTCGGCTGCGGCGGTATCTGCAAAGGGTTCTGGGAGTTCCCCCGCATCAACCAGGGCTACTTCGCGCCAACTTATCCGCAGATCCGCGACATCTTCTACCCGACGGTCGAGGAAGTGGCCTTCGACTGGGGCCTGAATGTTAAGATCAACGAGAGCAACAAAGAGGTTCACTTTTACGAGGGGCGGGTGTACCGCGGCACCACCATCTGCCGCTCGATGGAGAAGCCGGCCACCATTGTCGGCTTCAAGATTGGTAACGCGCTGGTGGATGAGCTGGACGTGATGCCGGCTGCCAAAGCACAGCAGGCGTGGCGCAAAATCATCGCCCGTATGCGTTACAACGTGCCAGGTCTGCGCAACGGCATCGACGTGACCACCACGCCCGAGGGCTTCAAATTCGTTTATCAGCAGTTCGTCAAGGCGGTGCGCGATAAGCCGGAGCTGGCAACGCTTTACGGCCTGACGCAGGCCAGTACCTACGACAACGCGAAGAACCTGCCGCCGGATTATATCCCCTCGCTGCTGGGCTCCTACCCGCCAGAGCTGATCAAGGCGTATCTGCGCGGCCTGTTCACCAACCTGACCAGCGGCACCATTTATCACCAGTTCGACCGCAGGCTGAACAACTGCAGCGACGAGGAGCAGCCGGGCGAACCGCTGTTTATCGGCATGGACTTCAACGTCGGCAAGATGGCGGCCATTGTCCACGTGAAGCGCAACGGGCTGCCGCGCGCGGTGCGTGAGCTGGTGAAGGTCTACGACACGCCGGCGATGATTAAGAGAATTCAGGAGGAGTTCTGGCGCTATGACGGCGAGCGTTACGTTGCCAGCCGCCAGATCTACATCTATCCGGATGCCTCCGGCGACAGCCGCAAATCGAACAACGCCAGCGAAACCGACATCGCGCAGCTCAAACAGGCCGGGTTCAGCGTAATGGTTAACCCGTCCAACCCGCCGGTGAAGGATCGCATCAACTCGATGAACGCCATGTTCTGCAATGCGCTGGGCGAACGCCGCTATCTGGTGAACGTGCAGCGCTGCCCGGTTTACACCGAATCGCTGGAGCAGCAGGTGTGGGCCGACAACGGCGAGCCGGACAAAAAGGCCGGTAACGACCACACGAACGACGCCGGCGGCTATCTCATCGTGAAGGACTACCCGATCGTCAAGCCCGCTTACTCAATCTCAATGGATACCACCTACTGATGGCAAACCACGACATCACATTTGTGCGACCGGAGCACAAAGCGGCCTGCGCCAGCTGGAAAAAGGTGCGCGATTTCTGCCGGGGTGCGGATGCGGTCAGGGCTGCCGGGCACGTTTATCTGCCAAAGCTGGATCCGACCGACACTTCGGCGCGCAACAAGCGGCGCAACGAAGACTACCTGGCGCGCGCGGTGTTCTACGAAATTACCGGCAATACCAAGATTGGCATGCTGGGCATGGCGTTTCGTAAGGATCCGACGTTTACCGCGCCGGACAAGCTGAGCTACCTGCTGACCAACGCCGACGGTGCCGGCACCAGCATTTATCAGCAGTCGCAGCTGGTGGCCGAGAACGTGCTGGAGGTGGCGCGCGACGGTCTCTACGTCGATTTCGCGGAGGATGGCCAGCAGGCAATTATCCTGCGCTATCAGGCCGAGCAGATCACCAACTGGCGCACCGAGCGTATTAACGGCCGCGATCACCTGGTGCTGGTGGTGCTGCGCGAGTGCATCGAACAGCCGGACGGCTACGGCTTTAAAGAGCTGATCCAGTACCGTGAGCTGGCGCTGGAAGAGGGGCGCTTTAAGTGCCGGGTCTGGCGGCGCAGCGGCGACACGCAAAGCGGCACGTTCGAGATCAGCAGCGAGTATGAGCCAAAGCCCAAGGCGGAGGCGTTCTGGAATGAAATCCCGTTTACCTTCGTTGGCGCGCAGAACAACGATCCGTCCATCGACGAATCACCACTTGCGGCGCTGACCGAAATTAACCACGGCCACTACCGCAACAGCGCCGACTATGAGGACAGCGTCTGGTTCTGCGGGCAGGTTCAGCCGCACATTTCCGGCCTGGACGAGGGCTGGCGCGACTATCTGGAAAAGGCCGGCGTTAAGCTCGGTTCCCGATCGCCGCTGCTGCTGCCGAAGGATGGTAGCTTCGGTTACGCCCAGGCGCAGCCCAATATGCTGGCGAAAGAGGCAATGGACAGCAAGCGCGACTATATGGTGGCGCTGGGTGCCCGGCTGATTGAACAGAACGCCACGGCGAAGACCGCTACGCAGTCGAGCGGCGAACAGACGTCGTCCACCTCGGTGCTGGGGATCTGCGCCTCCAACGTGTCAGAAGCCTACAGCCGCGTGCTGGCCTGGTGCGCCCGCTACATCGGGCTGAAGGGTGAAACGACAACCTACACCATCAGCCAGGAGTTTATCGCGAAGGTGGCCGAGTCCGGCATGGTCACCGCCATCGTTAACGCCTGGCAGTCCGGGGCTATCCGTAGCGCGGATCTGGTCAGGGCGCTGCAGAAGCTGGACCTGATCGACCCCGCTGCCGATCCGGAATCGGTTATCGACGAGCTGAATAATTCCACTCCCACGCTGATCGGCGGTAGCAATGACCAAGGTAAACAACCGCCTGCGTGATGAGGCGATCGCGCACTCGCTATTTGTCAGCCGCTACGGCACCGGCGCGGCGAGGCGCATGGTGAAAGTGCTCAACGACAGCGACGCCGAGCTGTCGGCGCGGCTGCTGGTGGCGCTGGAAGACCTGCCGCGTGAGAGCTTCACCGTGGCCCGGCTGGAAAGCCTGCTGGACAGCGTGCGCCAGGTGAACAGCACGGCGGTGCAGGGCGCGTTCGGTACGCTCTCGGACGAGCTGCTGGCGTTCACCTCGCATGAGGTGGGTTACCAGCGCGATTTGTTTAGCGAGCTGCTGCCCGAGGCGGTGCTGCGGCATTATCCACTGGCGGCGGTAACGCCAGATATGGCGTATGCCGCGGCGATGTCCCGGCCATTTCAGGGGCGCTTGCTGAAGGAGTGGGCGGCTAACCTGGAGGCTGACCGGCTGACCCGAGTGATGAACGCGGTGCGCACCGGCTATATGGCCGGCGATACCACCGAGCAGATCGCCCGCAAGGTGCGCGGTACCGCCGGAGCCAACCGGCAGGACGGTGCGCTGCAGATGAGCCGGGCCAACGCCATGAGCATTGCCAAAACGGCGGTGAGCCACGTTGCGGCGGTGGCACGCGACACTTTTGCCCAGGCCAACAGCGATATCCTGGAGTGCAAGCAGTGGTTGTCCACGCTGGATAACCGCACCACGCCCACCTGCATCATCCGCGACCGCAAAAAGTACACGCTGGACGGTAAGCCGCTGGGGCATAAAATCCCCTACCTGCAGGGGCCGGGCCGTATTCACTTCTGCTGCCGCTCGGCGGAGACGCTGGTCACTAAATCCTGGCGCCAGCTGGGGATCGACAGCGACGAGATGTCGCCGGGCGCCCGCGCCAGCATGGACGGCCAGGTGCCGGAAGACACCACCTATCTGGAGTGGCTGGCCCGCCAGTCTCCGGAACGTCAGGATCAGGTGCTGGGCACCGAACGGGGCCGGATGTATCGCGCCGGTGAGCTGCAGCTGGGGGAGATGTTCACCGACAAGGGCGAGCGGCTGACGCTGGCCCAACTCAAAGCGCTGTCAGCGTCGAAACAGGCCGGGAAATCTCCCGGCTTTTCTTTGGCCGGCGCGCAGTCGGTGGCGGAGATTGAGCAGGGTATGCGCGGTATTATCGCCGATGAAATCCGCTTCCCGGAAGGCACCACGCTGGAGTCAGCGCGGATCGCCGCTGGCGCAATGCAGGACGTGATTGACCGCTTCGGGCTGCCGCCGGTGAGCTATTTTGGTGAGGTGCCGGGAACCAGGGTGACCGCAGCTGGCGCATATTACTCTGACACACAAACAGTGCACATTACCGGGTGGGCGCTTAACGCTGAGCAATGGAAAGTAATCGACGCTAATCAGAAGGACCACGACTTTGTCGCCGACATTCACCTGAGTCAACTGATGACTATTTCAGACCTAGCGGCAGCGGCGGCAGAAACCCATCATTTTGGGTATGTTGCTGTGCCGAGTGTAGCTGGTACTGTTACACATGAAATGGGCCATCATCTGTACTATCAGCGCATCAATGAAATTCAGGGAGTTGCAAATCAAGCTTATGAGGATGGATGGTGGCGTCCTGTCAGCCTCTACGCCGCAGGTTCAGTAGCAGAACTGTTTGCAGAAGCATTCTCTCTGTTTATGCTTGGGGGGGAAGGCGACCATAAACGAATCGAACCGGAGATCCTCAAATGGCTGATAAAGAATTCCTGATTTACAAAAGAGCGAGCGATCTTTTCCACTCCAGACCACGAGACGCTGAACTTCTTAAGCAGCTGGAAATGCTTAGCGATGAGGCTGAAGGAGATATACTGGAAGCACGAATGATCGGGAATCTCATCAGCGGTACTATTCTGGAAATGCACGAAGTGAAAAAATAGAACATCTGGCATATATCATCCTAGCGTTACACAAAACAAATGGCTGAAGAAGAACTCAAATACCTGAAAATGGCGCATAACCTTTACCACTCAAAACCTCGCCCAGATGACCTTGTGGATCAACTCGATGAACTGGCAAGAATAGCCGGTGGGACAACTGTGGAAGCGAGGATGATAGGTTCTCTGGTGAGTGCCGCAACAATGGATGAGGCCAACGGTCACGTCTGACAACGATTTTTACCACTACGAGGCTGCCCCACGGGCGGCCTTTTTTTATGGGCAAAGCCCGGCAAATCCCGAGGGGAAACCAATGCTGATTCGTAACATGTTTATCAAATATTACACCGCCGCAGGCCAGGAAGAGGGCGGCGGTGGCGGTGGCGGCCAGCCGGAAATCACGCCGGAAATGCAGAAGCTGATTGATGAGCGCGTGGCCTCTGAGGTCACCGGGCTGAAAAACAAAAACTCTGAGCTGCTGGGCACCATCAAGCAGCAGAAAGACAACCTCTCGCGCTTTGAAGGCATCGACCCCGACGCCGTGCGCGGCATCATCCAGCGTTTCTCCGACGACGAAGAGGCAAAGCTGATTGCCGCCGGGAAAGTGGATGAGGTGCTCGATAAGCGCACCGAACGCATGCGGGCCGATGTCGATAAGCAGATCAAAGCGGCAAACGAACGCGCGGATAAAGCCGAAGCGTTCTCCAGTAAATTCCGGGATCGGGTACTCGGTGATGCCATCCGTGGCGCAGCGGCAAAAGCCGGCGCGCTGGCGGAAGCCTCCGATGACCTGATCCTGCGCGCCAAAGGCGCATTCCAGCTCAACGACGAAGGCGAGGCCGTAGCGGTTGATGCAAATGGTGATGTCCTGTTCGGCAAAGACGGCAAAACGCCGCTGACCCCGCTGGAGTGGGCCGAGTCGCTCAAGGAGACGGCTCCCCATCTGTTCCCGCGCGCTGAAGGTACCGGCGCAGGCGGGCACAAGCCGGGCGGCGGTGGCGGCAGCGTTAAACGCTCGGAAATGACATCCACTGACAAAGCAGCCTATATCCGTAAGCACGGCCAGCAGGCTTTTCTCCAGCTTCCTAAATAAAGGATTTAACGACGATGACAGCCACTGTAAACAGTGATCTGAAGATTTACGACGACCTGGCGCAGACCGCGTTCCTTGAGCGCCGTCAGGACAACCTGGAGGTGTTTAACGCCTCTTCCAACGGCGCGATCCTACTGGATAACGAGCTGATCGAAGGCGATTTCCGCAAGCGCGCGTTCTATAAAGTTGGCGGCAGCATCGAGTCGCGTAACGTCAACTCCACGGACACTATCACCGGCAAAAAAATCGGTGCCGGCGAGGCGGTATCGGTTAAGGCTCCGTGGAAATACGGCCCTTACGAAACCACCGAAGAAGCGTTTAAGCGCCGCGGCCGCAGCGTGGATGAGTTCTCCGAGGTAATCGGCGTGGACGTGGCCGACGCCACCCTGGAAGGCTACGTGAAATACGGCCTGAAAGGGCTGGTGGCGGCGATCGGCGCGAATGCTGAGATGGTGGTGACCGCCAATATCGCCACCGACGGTAAGAAAACGCTGACCCGTGGCTTGCGCAAGTACGGCGACAAGTTCAACCGCGTGGTGCTGTTCGTTATGCACTCCGCCACCTACTTCGACATCATCGACGAGGCGATCGCCAACAAGATTTACGAAGAGGCGGGCGTGGTGGTGTACGGCGGCCAGCCGGGCACCCTGGGCAAGCCGGTGCTGGTGACCGACACGATGGACGTTAACGCGATCCTCGGGCTGGTGACCGGCGCAGTGACCATCACCGAGTCGCAGGCTCCTGGCTTCCGCTCTTACGACATCAACACCCAGGAGAACCTCGCCGTAGGTTACCGCGCCGAGGGAACCGTCAACGTTGAGCTGATGGGCTACAGCTGGGACACCTCCAAAGGTGAAAACCCGGACCTGACCAAAATCGGCACCGGTGCCAACTGGAAAAAACACGTCACCAGCAACAAATCCACGGCTGGCGTGCTGATCAAGCTGGATGCCGCCGCGGGGGAGTAATGCTGTTGGCGGATAAAACCTCCGCAACTGCTGACAGCACCGACGCGGTAACCCTCGCGCTGAAGTACACCAAAGATGGCGCAGGCGTCGGCGGCGCAAACGTCCAGTGGACGACGACCGGTGGCACCCTCAGTACCGACGCATCCCGCACCGGCTCCACCGGTGGCGCGACCGTCAAACTCACCTCTGCCACTGCTGGCACCTTCACCGTCACCGCTTCGGTGGAGGGTGTAAGCCAGACTTCGCAGGCGATCACCTTCACCGCGCCTGCAGGCGGCTAACCGTATGGGGCGCAAGCCCCATTACCCAGGGGGAAGCATGATTGATACCGACCCCGGGTCGCCCGATTTCAACAGCTACGCCAGCGTGGCGGTGCTGGAGTCATTCGCGGCCCGGCGCGGCAGGCAGATCACCGGTGATACCGAAGTGATGCTGATCCGCGCGATGGATTATTTAGAGGGGCTGGAGTGGGATGGACGGCGCACCGATCCTGAGCAGCCGCTGGCCTGGCCGCGCAGCGATGCCTGGTTTGATGATTACCCGATCCCGGCTGGCAAAATCCCCCGGCAGGTGATCAGCGCGCAGTGCATGCTGGCGCTGGAGGCGATGAACGGGGAGCTGCTGGGCAGCGTACGCGAAGCCGCGGTCAAGTCGGAGCGCGTGGAAGGCGCAGTGACCACCACCTACGCGGTGGCCGACGGCGAGACGTTCACCCCGCAGTATCCGGCCGTGTTCGCGGTGCTGGGCAGCCTGGCCGCCGGGCGGGGTTATGCCATCAACGCTTTTGCAGAGCGGGGCTGATATGGCTATCAACTACACCCGCATGCGTGCCACTGCTAAACGGCTGCTGAGTGAAAACGGCATGCAGTACGCCGTGACCCGCAAAGGCAGCATCAAGGTGGTGGCCGGGAAAGAGATACGCGAGCCGGACCTGAGTTTTACCGCCACCGGCGTGCGCACCGAGTACGACCCGCGCGAAATCGACGGCAGCAACATTCAGGCCGGCGATGTGGCAATCCACTTTACCTGGGATGAAGAGCTGCGGATCGGTGATCTGGTTGAGGTGGACGGCAAGCCGCACCGTATCTTCCATCCGCACCCGGTCAAACCCGGCCCGGTGGTGATCTGCTATCGGGCGCAGCTGAGGGCGTGATATGTCAGAAAATCAGTCATTTATGTCCTCCATTAACGCCTTTGTCAGCCAAGCGAAAGCGCGACAGGAAGAGGTGGTGCGCGCGGTGTCCGTCAAAATTCTGGCAAGATTAGTCAAAATGTCACCTGTCGGTCAGCCTGAGACTTGGGCGATCAATGCCCGCGCAGCTGCTTTCAATGATTCTATTGCCGAGCACAACAGGTTATTGCGTGAAAACCCTGACAACCTGACCAAAGCCGGGCGACTTCGTAAGGGTTTGAAAGCACACGGCAGCATGGATATCAAAAAGCCACCCCGTTACACCGGCGGCCGCTTTCGTGGCAACTGGCAGGTGTCGTTCAACCAGCCGGCGGAAGGTGAAACCGGACGCGTTGATAAGCAGGGGCACCAGACCATCGCCGCCGGTAATCTGGTGATCGAGCAGTTTAAGGTGGGGATGACGGCGGTCTATTTCGCCAACAACGTGCCCTACGCCTACCCGCTGGAGTTCGGCCACTCGAAGCAGGCACCCGGCGGCATGGTGCGGATCACCGCGGCTGAGTTCCAGCGCTTCTTTGACGAAGCGGTGCGGGAGGTGCAGTCGTGAGCCGCCCCGACATTACCGGCCTGCTGGAGTCCCGGCTGGGCGAATGGGCGGACCTGCAGGGGCTGGCGGTGGCTTACGACAATACCTCGTTCGAGCCGCCCGGCGGCATCTACCTGACCTCCCACGATATGCCGGCCACGCCCTACGCCATCGACCTCAGCCAGCGCAGCAAGGTGTTTATCGGCGTTTACCAGGTGAACGTGGTGATCCCGGCGGCGCAGGGCCGGGGAGAGGGCCGGGCCATCGCCGGGCTGCTGGAGGCGCTGTTTGTCAACGGCACCGAACTGCAGGGCGAGGGCTTCAGCTGCTACATCAGCGGCGAGCCCGCCCAGTACGCCGGAATCGCCACCGATACCACCTGGACCATCCCCGTCAGCATCAACTACCGCGCTGATGTGGCGCAGTAATCCACCCGCCGGCAGCCGCCGGTTTTTTTATGTCCAGATAACGGAGAAACCATTATGGGCTTCGCATTACCCAACGGCGCCACGGTGTTTGTCGGCCAGTCCGCAGCAGCGATTGCGGTTACCGGCGTCAGCAACGCCAACGGCGCAGTATTTACCGTGGCGACCGGCCACAACCTTGCGGTCGGCGACGAGGTGCTGATCAGCTCCGGCTGGAGCCTGATCGACAGCCTGGTGGCGCGCGTATCGGCGCAGACCGCGACCAGCGTCACCATCGGCGTGATCGACAGCACCAACGTCAGCTATTTTCCGGCCGGTTCCGGCGTCGGTTCGCTGAAAAAAATCAGCAGCTGGACCGAAATCCCGCAGATCACCGAGGTCGCCAACTCTGGCGGCGATCAGCAGTACGCGCAGGTCCAGTTCCTGTCTGATGACCGCCAGCGCAACGTTGCCACCTACAAAGCGGCCAAGTCGCAGACCTTTACGATGGCTCACGACTCCACGCTGCCGATCTACGCCCGTCTGACCGCCGCCGACCGCTCCGGCGAGACGCTGGCGCTGCGGATGTACGTGCCGAAGGCGAAGGAGACCCGCTACTGGTCAGCGCAGGCGTCGTTTAACGCCACGCCCACCACCGCGGTGAACAGCGTGGAAACGGTGCAGCCGGCATTCGCTATCCAGTCGCGCGATATGACCTTCTACAAAGACGCGGCGTAAGCCGGTCATCCTGTAACCCTGGCCCGGCAGCGGGCCTGTCTTTTTTGCAGAGGAATACATGGCAAAGACGTTTCAGCTTCAACCCAAACCGACCTTTAAAGTTGACGTGGCGATCCCGCGCGCCGGTGATGACGACGGGGTGATCACCTTCACCTTCCGCCACAAACCGCTGAAAGAACTGGCGTCCATCGAGTCGATGGAAGGCAAGAACGCCGTCGAGTTCCTGCTGGATATCACCGAAGCCTGGGCGCTGCCGGATGCGTTCAGTCAGGAGAATCTGGAGACGCTGCTGGACAACTACCCGCGCGCGCTGGAGGCGATCACCCGTCACTACTACAACGAGCTGATGGGGAACCGTCAAAAAAACTGATCGCGGTTGCCTCGGCGTTCTATACGCCTGAACCCTCAACCGAAGACCTCGCTGCATTTGGTCTGAGCGCCGACGACTACACCGACGAAGAGCATACCGTTTCCGTCTGGCCGGACGTCTGGCCGGCGTTTGGTGTGTTCCGCGCGATGAGCACGCAGTGGCGCACCGGCATGAACGGCGTCACCGGGCTGGATTACAACGTCCTGCCCTGGCTGATGAAGGTGGGCGGCGTGGAGGATGAGGCAACCGCTCTTGACGATATCCGGGTCATGGAGCGCGCGGCGCTGGATGTGATCCACAAGGGGGCGTGATGTCCGATATTGCAACAATCTCGCTGCGCGTTAACACCTCCGAACTGGAGCGCGGCAGTAAAGCCCTGGACGATTTCGAAGGGGCTGCGGCAGGCGCGGCAAAAGGCGCTGATAATTTTGGCACCAGCAGTAAGGGAGCGGCCAAAGTCACCGCTGAGGCGGCGCGGGAAATTGAAGAAATTCACCAGCGCGTTCGTGAGTTCAGCGAGGCGCAGCGCCAGAATCAGGAGGCCTCCAAATCAGCCACCCAGGCGACCGCCCAGCAGAAGGAGGAGCTGCAGAACCTGCTTAACCGGATCAGCCCTGTAAGCAAAGCGCTGAACGAACTGCAAGATATTCAGGATAGCCTGAGCAATTTCCACAAAAGTGGCCTGGTGGCTGATGAGGAATTTGCTCTTTATAACAGCGTTCTGGAAACGACGCGGGATAAGCTCGGTAAGGTGGTTGATGCTGAGACGGCAGAGGGCCGCGCAAGGATGGAGCAGGCGCAGGCCGCCGAGCGTGCTGCTGCTTCGCAGAAGGCTTTTCTGCAGAGCCTGACCGACCAGGCCGCATCCTTCCGTGCGTCGAAAGCAGATCTGGCCGAATACCGCGCCGCGCAGATGGGGATCAGCGAGCAGGCCGCACCGATGATCGCCCAGCTGCGCGAGCAGGAACGCGCGGTGGCAAGAGAGGCGGACCAGAAGCGCGCGGCCGCCATTGCCGCCCGCGGGCTCAAGCAGGCGCTGGCCGAGCAGGAGACAGCAGAGCGCGCGCTGGCCGCTGAGGCTAAGCGTACCGCTGCTGCACAGCAGAGTTTTATCAACTCCCTGCAGGAGCAGGCCACAGCCATCGGCAAAACACGTTCTGAATTGCTGGAGCTGAAGGCCGCACAGCTCGGCGTGTCGTCGCAGGCGGCACCCATGATCGCCAGGCTGCGCGAGCAGGAGGAGGCCTGGAAGCATGGCGCGATTTCGGCTGGCCAGTACCGACAGGCGATCAGGCAACTGCCCGCCCAGCTGACGGATATCGCCACCTCGCTGGCCGGTGGTATGCCGGTCTGGATGGTGCTAATGCAGCAGGGCGGGCAGATATCTGACTCCTTTGGTGGGCTGGGTGGGCTTTTCACCTACATCAAGCAGGAACTGCTGGGGATGAGCGATGCCTCTGACGAGTCATCTGAATCCCTGTCTGAAAATGCTAATGGCCTGGCTGAAAATGCTGAGAATGCGAAAAAATTTACAGGGCTGCTCAGCCCGGCCACGATCGCCGTCGGCGTGCTGGCTGCGGCTGTCGGCACGCTGACCTATGCCTGGTACAAAGGCAGCCAGGAACAGTCGGAATTCAGTAAATCGCTGATCCTCAGCGGCAACCTGGCGGGCGTGACCTCCGGGCAGCTGGCTGATATGGCGAAGTCTGTCGCGGGAATTACTGGCAACACAACGGCTGCGGCTGCTGAGGCGCTGAATCGGGTAGTCGCTGGCGGCAAGATTGCCAAAGACTCGCTGCAGACTGTCACTGAGGCCGTGGTCGCAATGAACGACGCGACTGGCGAATCGGTCGATAGCCTGGTGGCCGACTTTGAGAAGATTGCGAAAAATCCGGTCGCGGCGATTTCTGATCTTAATGAAAAATATCATTACCTGACGCTGGCAACCTATAACCAGGTTAAAGCGCTTCAGGATGAGGGCAATCAGCAGGAAGCGGCGCGGGTCGCCACCGATAATTATTCGGCGACCATGAAACAACGAGCTGACCAGATTCAGGAGAGCCTCGGCACATTACAGACTACATGGAAATGGTTGGGTGATGCTGCTAAGAGTGCCTGGGATTCGATGCTTGATATTGGGCGAGAGGAAAGCCTTGCCCAGAAGCTGGCTAACGCACAGCAGTTGCTTAAAAACTCTCCTGCGGGATACACGCGTGATGTTTGGGGGAACGTAACCGGGCTGGCCAGCGAAGCTCAGGCTGATGTTAACCTCTTCTCCACCGTTCTAAACCTTGAGCAGGATGTCAATAAGGCCAGGGCTGCAGGATTAAAAATCCAGGATGAGGGTGTTAAGGCTCAGGAACGGATCAATACCCTGGTTGAACGAACTTTATCCAAAGAGCAGAAGAGACAAAGGGAGCAAACGAATTTTACAAGGGAGCTTGAAAAAGCGAGAAAGGCGGGAGGGCTAATATCAAAAGAAGAAGAGGCTCGTATACGTAAAAATATCGACGATACGTACAAAGACCCCAAAACGCCGAAAGCCCCGTCCTATAAGCCACCGGCGGGAGATAAAGCCGAAGATACCGCTCAGGCAGAACTGCTTGCACTTCAGGCGCAACTGAAGACGCTACAGGATCACCGCTCAGTCAACGACGTAATCAGTAAACAGCGTAAAGACCTGCAGCTGACAGAGGCAAAATTTGCTGTTCTGGAAGAGGCTGCAGGTAAGCGGAAACTGTCAAAACAGGAACAATCGCTGCTCGCCAGCAAAGACCAGGTTCTTTTCCTCGAACGGCAGAAAGCGTTGCTGGGTGACCAGATCACCGCCCAGGAACAGCTGAATAAGCGCATGGACGCTTCGCAGAAATATGCCACCCAGATGGCTGAAAAAACCAAAGCGATGAATGCTGGCTCAACGTTGAGCAATCGTGAAGCTCAGCGGCAACTCGAGCGGGCGCAGCTGACCTCAGGCTGGAAAAACTCTGGAGGAGATCTGGAGGATGCGGGTTACAAAGCGGAGCTTAAAGCCGCTGAGGATTATTATTCAGCGCAGGATGCGCTCCGCGAGGACTGGCTGTCAGGGGCTAAGAAAGGGTGGGCTGACTTTGCCGACAGCGCCACGGACGCTTTCAGCTCGGCTCAGCAGGTGGCGCAGGCAGGGTTTAACGGCCTGGCCGGAATGATGACCAGCCTGGTGACTACCGGCAAAGCCAACATCAAAGAATTCGGCGTGTCGATGCTGAAAATGATTGTTGAGGTGATCAACAAAATGCTGATCGCCTACGCGCTGCAGACGGCGCTGGGGTGGATTAGCGCAGGTGCTTCGGCGTCCACGGCTTCCGCGTCTGCCGGCTCAACCGGGGCTATGGGGATGTCGACTGATTTCCATGCCTACACGCCGCAGTTCGATGGCGGCGGCTTCACAGGAGAGGGTGGAAAACATGAACCGGCTGGCGTGGTTCACAAAGGCGAATTCGTCTTCACCAAAGAAGCGACCCAGCGGATCGGCGTATCAAACCTGTATGGCATGATGCGCGGCTACGCTGACGGCGGCCTTGTCGAAGGGGCAGGAAAGCTGTACGGCATGCAAAGCGGCGCCGCTGGTGGCGTTAACGTGCAGACTTCGGTGACGGTGAACACATCCGATAATCAGCAGGTGTCTGCCAGCCAGAACGCTGCCGTTTCTAAAGCGTATCAGCAAACTCTCGATCGCTCAGTAAGAGAAGGCATTCAGCGAGAAACCCGGCCGGGTGGCATCATCTGGATTGCTTCTAATCCGAGGTAGCTTTCAGCCAGACACGCTGTAAAATCCTAGGTTTCTGCGCGACAAAAAGGAGTTTACGTGGCCAGACGACTAAACCGTGATTACCGTAGTAAAATCAGAAATGTACCTCGCCGCTTGAGAGCGCTTGAGTGGTGGTCCGGGACGTTTAATGATGCAGCCAGGGCTGAAGTGCCTCCCGGCGAACGCTACTGGAATTACAAAATACCTGTTGAGATCAATCTGGTTGAAGGAAAACACAGCTCCACAGCCATCAAAGCTGACTGTGCACAGCAGCTGATCAATGCCTGCTCGAATCTGATTTCGGCAAAAGGTGATTCAGGTGAATCCGTCAGAATCACCACCGTGATCTGCCTTCCGGATATGTTTACCAGTGAAGTCTGTATTTACCGGTCTGAAGAGTATTTTCAGGGCTTCGTGAGAGAGCATGAGTCTGAATACGGCAGCTCATCAATAATCACTGACCGAAGCCTTGCGCGGGAATGGGGATTGCTCCTGCCCGATAACGTCAAGGAGTTAGGCATGCTCCTGGATTATCGGGGTTACGAAGATCCCGATGACTGGTTTACGGGAGAGCGCTGGTATTACGGCAACGTTCGCTAAACATGTCTGAATGAGACATCCAGCCCGCTTCGGCGGGTTTTTTTGCGCCTGGAGAAAAGCATGGCACTCGACAGATTCACCTGGCGCACCCAGATCCAGAATCAGCCGCAGGGCACCTTCACGCACCGCGTGCGCGAGGCGCAGTTCGGTGACGGGTACAAACAGGTATCAGGGGACGGCATCAACCCCGAATCCCAAAGCTGGCCGGTTACCTTCACCGGTACCGAGCAGGATATGCAACCGATCCTCACCTTCATGCGCAGCCACACCGTGAAATCCTTCATCTGGACGCCGCCTTACGGCATTGCTGGCCTTTACCGTGTGGCAAAAGAGTCCATCAGCGCGATGCCGCTTGGCGGCCGGGCCATGACCGTTATGGCAACATTCGAACAGTCTTACGCACCATAGGAGCCCTATGACTATCAACAGCGACGTGCAGAAGCTGGAACCGGGTAACTGGGTCCGGCTGCTGGAGGTGGACGGCAGCGCGTTCGGCGCTGACTTCCTGCGCTTCCACGCACACAACATTCCCCATACGCCGGCAGAAATTGCGGCGGCCGGCGGCGATGAAACCAAACTACCGGCGAAATCCATCTGGTGGCAGGGACAGGAATACAAAGCCTGGCCCTGCGAGCTGTCCGGCATTGAGGCGGCAACCAGCGGCACCAGTGCCTCGCCAAAGCTGATGGTGGCGAACATCAACAGCGCGATCACCGCGCTGTGCCTCGCCTATGATGACATGCTGCAGGCCAAAGTGACGGTACACGACACGTTGGCGCAGTATCTCGATGCGCGGAATTTTATTGCCGGGAATGCAGCGGCGGATCCGACGCAGGAAAAAGTGCAGGTGTTCTACATCGATAGCAAAAGCCAGGAGACCAACGCGGCGATTGAGTTCACGCTCTCCAGTCCGATGGATCTGCAGGGGCTGATGATCCCCACCCGCCAGCTGCACTCCCTCTGCAGCTGGTGCATCCGTGGCAAATACCGCAGCGGTGACGGCTGCGATTATGCCGGTACCCGGTACTTTGATAAGCACGGCAACGCGGTCGATGATCCGTCAAAAGACGAGTGCAACGGCACGCTGAACACCGGCTGCAAACCGCGATTCGGCGAAAACGAACCGCTGCCGTTCGGCGGCTTCCCCGGCACCTCCCTGATTAAGAGCTGAGTATGCGTGAGAAAACTCTGCAGGCGGTATTTGAGCACGCCCGCCAGCGCTACCCGGCTGAATGCTGCGGTGTGATCGCTCAGAAAAGCCGGGTGGAGCGTTATTTCCCCTGCCGTAACCTGGCCGATAACCCGCATGAGCATTTCCACCTCTGTCCGGCGGACTACGCCGCAGCGGAGGACTGGGGAACGGTCACCGCCATCGTGCACAGCCACCCGGATGCCACCACCCAGCCCAGCGAACTGGATAGAGCTCAGTGCGACGCTACGGCGCTGCCCTGGCATATCGTGAGCTGGCCCGAGGGCGATCTGCGCACCATTCAGCCCCGCGGCGAGCTGCCGCTACTGGGCCGCAAGTTTGTGCTGGGGCATACTGACTGCTGGGGGCTGGTGATGAGCTACTACCGGCAGGAGCTGGGGATCGAGCTGCCCGACTACCGGGTGGATTATCCGTGGTGGGTAAGCGGCGAAGAGAACCGTTATCTGGATAACTGGTATGAGTGCGGTTTTCGGGAGTTCAGCGGCGACCCGCAGCCCGGCGATGTGGTGATCATGCAGGTGCAGGCCCCGGTGGCAAACCACGCAGGCGTACTGTTGGCCGACAACATGCTGCTGCACCATATGTACGGCATGCTAAGCCAGCGGGCGCCGTATGGGGGGTACTGGAGAGATAGAACAATAATAATGCTGCGGTATAAGATTGCCTGATGCTGACTACCAAGTACTTGGACCAGAAGTGCTAAGCACGTAAGGAGTAAGATGCGGAAGTTGATGATTATCTCGCGAAGAAAGCGAAGCGTATTTAGATTTCCTCCTCAATTCATTTAGTTATGTTGGTTCGTCTTGGTTCGTCTTGGTTCGTCTTGGTTCGTCTTGGTTCGTCTTGGTTCGTTTTAGTTCTTGCTCAAATTTGAGCAACGTCATACACTGGATTCAGTTAAGTAGCACACAAGTGGTACGTTGACCTGAGGAGTACATATGCAAAAATTCGACGAGTTTGAAGGCTTCTAAGCCTTAACGGTAGAATCTCACGGGGCCATGCGGCCCCGTTTTCAATGGAAGAGTATATGCAACTGAGTGAAACTTGGCAGTACAGCATTGCTGTGGCACAAATCATTTCTTCTGGAGCGGTGTTAGCCGGCCTTGTGGTAGCAGGCATTACAATAGTTTATAACATCAAGACTTCTAAGAAGAGTCAAACTTCAGTTTTCTTCGCAGAAAGTAGACACGACATTAAGTATCTGGAAGGTCAGCATACTTTAAGTCATATACACAATTCTGGAAAATCATTTAGATCCTATATTTTTCCGCAAGGTCCAGATCTAACAGATGAAGAGAAAGCTGATCGTATTAAAATTCAATATTGTTTGAACTTTTATGAAAGACTGGCTGTAAGTGTAAAAAACGGCAGTTATCATGAGCAGATGATAAAAGAAGTTTTCTACAGTTCGATTGTGAAGAATTTTGAATACTCAGAGCCTTTCATTAAGGCACTTAGAGAAAAGCAAGGACGTAACAGCTACTACCAAGAATTCGAATGGCTTGCTAAAAAATGGAAGAAGAGTCCTCTTAGAGGATTGTAAAATAACCCGCCACTCGGCGGGTTATTGCTTTATTAAGATATCATGAAACATTACGTTTCATCTTTCCCTTGCTATCATGCGTCTACCAACAACTGAGAGAACGACTGATGAAAAACTTCCTTGTTCTGGCTGTTGTGCTGACGCTTGTTGGCTGTACAACTCATCCTATAGCAACAAATCAAGCCACTGACGTGCCAACTGAGCGCGTGTCCGTTAAGTCGTTTATTCTTGCTGGTAGCGGTAAGGGGTCAGTCATCATCAAGCGTGACTCAGGCCACGTCGGCAATGCCTGCTACACGAAGCTATTCTTGGACGGCAAGGAAATCGCGCAGATCGACGTTGCAGAAAAAATCACTCTCCATCCGATGATAGGCGAGCACATCATTGGCGCAGAGCCAAAGGGGTTGTGCGGTGGCAGCATGAGTGAGCTAACCATCAACGTTACCTCTGAAAAGGTACTTACATACCGGGTCGGGTACGATTCAGGCGTAATTTTTGGGCTCAGGCCCACAGCATTCTGATAACTGAATCCGCTTAACCACGGTTTTTTCGTTGCCTTGAGTTTGGTCACTGCTATCATTTCGTGACTTACCTCAGAGGGAACGAAGGATGAAAAACATTGTATTCGTGGCTACGCTACTGGCGTTAGCTGGGTGCTCGTCAAGCGCGGTACCTGTAGATAAGGCGAAAACAGCCACTGCAGACAGGGCATTCAAATTTCAGGCGCCAAAGAAAGGCGATGCGCAACTAACGGTAGTGCGTGACAGTGGTATAGTAGGCAGCGGTTGCTATGCAGCAATCTTCATCAACGGGCAAAAGTCTGCGCTGCTTAACGCTTCAGAAAAAGTCACCTTCAGCCTCCCAGGCGGGGAATATGAAGTAGGTGCAGCTTTTGATGGCGCAGCGTTGTGCTCAGTGGGAAAAGAAAGGCAGGAACGGACCGTAACGCTATCCACTGACCAGAAAAAAATAGTGCGCGTATATTCAGATAGCGATGCGAACCTGGATATAAAACCCTCAACGCTTTAAATCTTCAAAAACTTATCAACCACCTTCGGGTGGTTTTTTTATAGGTGAAGCATGAACGTAAAAATCAGGACAGTACGCCTCTATGGCGCACTGGGAGCAATGTTCGGTAGAATTCATAATCTTGCAGTCGAAACACCAAGAGAAGCACTTAAAGCCCTGTCAGTTACCCATCCCGGATTTGAGTCTTTTATGAATACCAGCAGGCAGCGCGGGCTGACGTATGCGGTATTTAGTGGGGCGCGCAACATCGGCTCAGAAGAACTGCAATGTGATAATGGAAGCGAAGACATCAGGATCGCCCCCGTAATTATCGGAAGCAAACAGGCTGGTCTGTTTCAGACTATTTTTGGGGCAGTACTAATTGCTGCTGCATTTGTCCTTTCATTCACACCACTCGCTGTAGCTTCGCCCTATATGTACATGATGGGAGCATCTATGGCTCTCGGTGGCGTTATCCAGATGCTATCCCCCCAGCCTAAAGGGCTGGCAAGTAAGCAGGACGCCGACAACAAAGCCTCCTACGCCTTCGGCGGGGTCACCAACACCGCTGCTCAGGGCTATCCGGTAGCACTGTGTTACGGCAAACCACGCATCGGCGGGGCTATTATCTCAGCCGGTATTTATGTTGAAGATCAGCAGTGAGGTGAATTTTAATGAACGAAGAAAATAAAATAATTACCCTTGAGAGAGTGATAGCTACTTTGCAAGCCTCTCTGGTTGTTGCCAATCAGCAAGTATCCCGAGCCATTGGTATCGCTGAATCACAGGAATGCAGGATAAATGAGTTATCCTGCAGAGTTTTTGTTCTCGAAAATAGATTAACCCAGTTGATTAGCAGTTAGAAAAGTTCTCGCGTGCTTTATCAATTGCTGCTTTTTCTATCTGAGCAATGGTCAGATTAGAAATGTGACCATGAGGATACTCAACCCAGACGCTGTGAGAAGAATCATCTTCACCTTTCAGGGTTACAAGTACTCGATGTAATTCACCATCCGCATGCGACAGACCACCAATAACATCGACTTTAAATTTCATTAACTTCCCTTTTCCAGAGGTAATCAGCCATCCCTCCTTGCTGTGTGCGTCCGTGCCCAAAACACGAACGGGCTGAACCCTTAACATAACCTTTACTGTTAGTTAGAAAAATCCTGATATTCGATCAGTACTCTACCTTCAGGCCGCCACCGTGCGGCCTTTTTTTATGGGCGCAATATGGCAAAGAACACCACGATTAAAGGCCGCAAGGGCGGCGGCGGCTCCGCGCGTACTCCGGTTGAACAGCCGGACGACCTGCAGTCGATCGCTAAAGCAAAATTACTGATCGCGCTGGGTGAGGGCGAGTTTGCCGGTGGTCTGACCGATCAGACCATTTTCCTTGATGGCACGCCGCTGAAAAACAGCGACGGTACCAGCAACTTTAGCGGCGTGGCGTGGGAGTTCCGCCCCGGCACCCAGGCACAGACCTATATTCAGGGTATGCCGGGTACCGAGAACGAAGTCAGCGTCGGCACCACCCTCAAAAGTGACGCCGCCTGGTCGCACACCTTCACCAATCCGCAGCTGTCGGCGATCCGCCTGCGCCTGAAGTGGCCCTCACTGTTTAAGCAGGAAGATGACGGCGACCTGGTGGGCTACTCGATCAAATACACCATCGAGCTGCAGACCAACGGCGGTGCGTTTAAAACGGTTGTCGACACCGCGGTTACCGGCAAAACCACCTCCGGCTACGAACGCAGCCACCGCATCGACCTGCCGCAGGACGGCAACATCTGGACGGTGCGCCTGCGCAAGGTGACCACCGACGCCAACAGCGCCAAAATCGGCGACGCGATGTCGCTGCAGAGCTACACCGAGGTGATCGACGCCAAGTTACGCTATCCACACACCGCGCTGCTGTATATCGAGTTCGACTCCAGCCAGTTCAACGGCTCTATCCCGCAGATTGCCTGCGAACCGAAGGGGCGGGTGATCCGCGTGCCGGATAACTACGACCCGGCGTCGCGCAGCTACACCGGCACCTGGGCGGGCACCTTTAAGTGGGCGTGGACCGATAACCCTGCCTGGGTGTTCTACGATATCGTCATCAGCGATCGTTTCGGCCTGGGCCAGCGCCTCACGGCGGCCAATATCGATAAATGGGAGCTGTACCGCGTGGCGCAGTACTGCGACCAGCCGGTGCCGGACGGCAAGGGCGGCAGTGGCACCGAACCGCGTTATAAGTGCGATGTCTACGTGCAGGATCGCAACGACGCTTACACCGTGCTGCGCGACTTCGCGGCCATCTTCCGCGGCATGACCTACTGGGGCGGCAACCAGATCGTCACGCTGGCGGATATGCCGCGCGACGTCGACTACAGCTTCACCCGGGCGAACGTGATTGACGGCCTGTTCACCTACTCCAGCAGCACCACCAAAACCCGCTACACCACCGCGCTGGTCTCCTGGACCGATCCGGCCAACGGCTACGCCAACGCGATGGAGCCGGTGTTTGAGCAGGAACTGGTGGCGCGCTATGGCTACAACCAGCTGGAGGTGACGGCGATCGGCTGCACCCGCCAGTCGGAGGCCAACCGTAAGGGCCGCTGGGGCATCCTGACCAACAATAAAGATCGGGTGGTCACCTTCTCCGTCGGTCTGGACGGCTCTATCCCGCAGCCGGGCTATATCATCGCCGTGGCCGACGAGATGCTCTCCGGCAAGGTGACCGGCGGCCGCATCAGCGCGGTCAACGGACGTGCTATTACCCTCGATCGTGCTGCCGATGCCGTTGCGGGCGATCGGCTGGTGCTGAACCTGCCCGGCGGTGCGTCGCAGAGCCGCACCATTCAGGCGGTATCCGGCAAGGTGGTGACCGTCACCACCGCTTACACCGAGACGCCGCAGGCGGAAAGCGTGTGGGTGGTGGAGTCCGACCAGCTGCTGGCGCAGCAATACCGCGTGGTCAGCGTGCAGGACAACAACGACAACACCTTTACCATTTCGGCGGCGTACCACGATCCGGACAAATACGCGCGCATCGATACCGGCGCGGTTATCGATGAGCGCCCGATCAGCGTGGTACCGGCCGGCAGCCAGGCGGCCCCGGCGGATATTCAGATTGCCACGTACTCGGTGGTTAATCAGGGGATCAGCGTGCAGACGATGCGCGTGACCTGGCCGGAGACGGCTGGTGCCATCTCCTACGAGGCACAGTGGCGCCGTAATGAGGGTAACTGGGTCACCGTCCCGCGCAACGCCACCACCTCGTTTGAGGTGCAGGGGATTTACGCCGGCCGCTATCAGGTCCGCGTGCGTGCCATCAACGCCGGGGAGATCTCCAGCGGCTGGGGGATGTCGGAAGAGGTTACGCTAACCGGCAAAGAGGGCAATCCGCCGCAGCCGGTTGGCCTGATGGCCGCCGGTCTGGTGTTTGGCATCCAACTGGACTGGGGATTCCCGGCGGGCACCGGCGACGTGCTGAAAACCGAAATCCAGTACAGCACCAAAGATGACGGCTCTGACGCGCTGCTGCTGGCCGACGTGCCGTATCCGCAGAGCACCTACCAGCAGCTCGGCCTGAAGGCGGGGATCAGCTTCTGGTACCGCGCGCAGCTGGTGGATAAAAGCGGCAACGAATCCGGCTTTACCGGCTGGGTGATGGGCCAGTCGTCGGCAGACGCGGAAGAGGTGCTGAGCTACCTGACCGGCCAGATCGGTAAAACCCAGCTGGCGCAGGAGCTGGTCAGCGATATCGGCGGTAAGGCCACGCGGGATGAAATGTCCGCTGCGGTGAATGCGGCCAAAACGCAGGCCACCCAGCAGGTAAATGACGCGAAAACACAGGCGACTCAGCAGGTCAGCGATGCGAAAGCGCAGGCCGCCCAGCTGGTCGAAGCCGCGAAGCAGCAGGCGGATCAGAAAGTGGCTGCTGAAGCGCTGGCACGCACCAACGCCGACGCTGCCGAAGTACAGGCGCGCAGCGCTGCGGTGCAGCAGGAAGCGGCCGCGCGCGCCGACGCGCTGCTGAGCGAGAAGAACGCCCGCACCGCGGATATCAGCCAGGTGAAGACGCTGATCCAGAACGGCAACGAGTCGCTGGCGCAGCAGATTTCACAGGTTGCAGCCGGCACCGGTGAGCAGTTCGACAGCCTGAAAATCTGGCACTTTGATACCAGCAGCATCGAGGGCTGGAGCGGGCAGGGTGCGCCAACCGTGACCGCCGACGGCTGGCTGCGCCCGGCCAACCACGCCACCGATCCTTACGTCGTTTCACCGTCTGGCATCGCCGTGAATGCCGGCGCGTACCGCTTTATCAAGCTGCGCGTGAAAAAGGTCGGTTCGCCGCCGTGGAGCGGGCAGATCCGCTGGGTGGCCGCCGGACAGAGCTTTAACAACACGCAGCTGTTCACCGTGGCTGAACCGGTCTACGACGCCGGCGGCGTGGCAACGCTGACCGTCCACGATATTTTGTGGAACGGGACCGGCATCATCGACAAGTTCCGCCTGGATCTGACCGACAGGCAGGACGACAGCAACTACATCCTGTTCGACTGGATCGCCGTTGGCCGGCCAACGCCGGGTGCCGGAATGGCCGCGCTGCAGGATGAAGCCACCGCTCGCGTTAATGCCGACGCGGCGGAGGCGGCGAACCGCAATACGCTGGCCGTGCAGATGCGCGGTGCGTACACCGGCACCGACGCGGCGCAGGTCAGCAGTGGCCTGATCTACAGCGAACGCCAGGCACGCGTTACGGCCGATCAGGCGGAAGTGACCGCCCGCCAGGCGCTGGAGGCCAGCGTCAACGGTTCCCTGTCGCAGGTAAATACCCAGCTGACGGCGGTCAGCGACAAAACCAACGCCAACAGCGCGGCCATCACCGGCATGAAGAGCGACATCGCCGGCAAGGCCAGCGCTGATGCCGTCCAGTCGCTCACCACCCGGGTGACGTCCGCCGAGGGCCAGTTAAGTAGCCAGGGCGGCAGCATCACGCAGATCAACGCGTCTCTGGCCCGCGAAACGAAACTGCGCGTGCTGGCGCGGGGTAACGGGGCGGGCGGCACGGTGGGCGTGTTTACCGCCGACGGGCAGTCGCTGTTCAGCGGAGGCCGCAGTTATAACCTGGTGACGTTCAAAACCAACGCGGACGGCAGCAGCGCGATCGCCACGTCGGCCACCTATGACGTCTTCGGTACTGCCGCAACCGGCGTTACCCTGGCGTCAGATATTGCGGCGCTGGCCTACGGTACTCAGGTGCTGTTGTATACCCACGATGAGCCGCGCACCAACAGCACGCCGGTGTATAACGCCATCGACCAGCTGGGCGGCACGATGGCGTTGCTGAAGAGCGTGCCCTATCGCGGCGCGTATGTCCTGCTTGGCTCTAAAGGGGCAGCGGCAGGCACGGCGATTGAGCGCGTCACGCAGGCGGGCGGCGACGCCACGGCGCTGCTGAACGTACCGTTTAACCTCGTCAACGGCCTGATCGAAGGCGTCGGCGGGGGCACCGGTGCCATGCTGAGCAGCGCGGCCAACGCCGGCGCGATTCAGTCGCTGGACACCCGCGTCACGAAAACGGAGGCCACTACCGCCAGCCAGAGCGAAGCACTGACCGGGCTTAAAAACGATCTGGGCGGCAAGGCCAGCTCCGATGCGGTCAGCCGGCTGACTTCGCGGGTGGAGTCGGCTGAAAACACTCTGACCAGTCAGAGCGGCAGCATGGTCAGCCTGACCAATACGCTGGCGCAGCAGAACCGCATGGGCACCAATCTGTGGTTTGACGGCTCGCTGGAGTCCTACGCGGACAACCAGGCGCTGACCACGGATGCGGTTGTGGTCAGCGGTACATCTTACAGCGGATCTAAGTCGCTGCGCGTGCTGCGCCCGGCGGGCACCGCTGGTAACAGCGATAAGGACATCGGCCCGGATATCGCCGTGAAGGAGCGCGGCTACTATCGCCTCGAGCTGTGGGCCATGATGCCGGCGGATCAGAAGCCGGCGGAGGGCTGGTCGCTTGCCGTGGGGGTTCACAGCTGGAACGCCGCCGGCGCTCACAGCTGGCGGGTCGGGGTGAGCATCACCGAGGCATCGCTCGGCGGGCGGGATAAGTGGGTGAAGTTCAGCGGCGTGGTGGGGCTGTCAGACGCCGCCCGCGCCCGCTTCTGGGTCTCACCGCGCGGGCAGAACGGCGACGGGTCGCCGGGTTACTTTGTGCATCTGGATAACGTGACGATCGTTGACATCACCGACGCCTATGCCGCGCAGGAAACGGCGGACGCAACCGCGACGGCGATGACGGCCCTGACCACGAAGGTGGATCAGAGCGCCGACGCCATTTCCAGCCAGGGTACCCAGCTGACCGCGCTGAAAAACGATCTGGCCACGACCAGCAACAACGTCTCCAAAAAAGCCGACGCGGCGGCGCTGCAGAGCCTGTCGAACACCGTCAGCCAGCAGGGAACCTCACTGGCCGCGCAAGGGGCCAGCATTACGGACCTGACCGCCGCGCTGACCGTTGCCGATCGGGAGCCGGAAAACATGATGGCAAACGGCGGCTTTGACGGAGGGGTGATCGGCTGGTCATTCACGGAAAGCGCGGTGAATTACCAGGTTGATACCTCCGGCGGGGCTGCGGCAGCCAGCCCGGCCTGCCTGCGGGTGTTGCCTGGTCCGATCGTTAACCTGGAGCAGCGGGTGCTGCTGAAAACGGGGCGGCGCTACCGGCTCTCCTGCAGCTACCGCTTCGCCAGCGGTTCTAAAATTGGGGCACAGGCCAACAACAAGCTTCGTCTCGGCAACGTTGCCACCAACGTGGTGCTGACCAGCCCGTTTTTTGACGTCAGCAAAACGGACTGGACGATCGCTTCGGCGGAGTGGCTGAACGGCACGGCTGCGGATATCGACGCAACGCTGGGCGTTCAGGGGGTGTTAACGGCGGGCTGGCTGCAGATTGACAGCGTCTACCTTGCCGACGTCACCGACAGCCAGAAGCTCGACGCCACGGCAGCGGCCACCTCAGCGTTAACAACCCGCGTATCGAATGCGGAAGGGGTGGCAACCAGCCAGGGCGATGCGATCACCTCGCTGAAAAATACCGTTCAGCAGCAGGGCACCACGCTGGGCCAGAAAGCGGACGCGGCGGCGCTCAACAACTACTACACCAAAACGCAGGCAGATGCGGCGGCAGCCGGCCAGGTCAGCCAGTACGACGCGACGCTGCAGCTTGGCGGCACCAACCTGCTGGCGGATACGGGCACGTTTAAGGGCGCGGCGGGCATCGCCGCAGAGGTGTTTAAAGGCAACGCGGTGATCACCCTTACCCGTAACGCGGGGCAAAGCGGGGTTTACAACGACCTGTTCGCGCCGACGACGTTAAACCCGGCGCTGGAAGGCGTGTATACGGCCAGCTTCTGGGCCAAATCGAGCGTGAAGGGCACGGTGGTGTCGTGCTTTTTCTACAGCCCGAACACCACGACCAGAACGCTGACCAGTCAGGGCCTGCAGAATACCAATGCTGACGGCGGCGTGCCGGTCACCCTGTCGGACAAGTGGGAGCGGTACTGGATAACCTGGACGCAGAGCGCGACTGCCACGGTGAAAAAACTGGTGTTTATGCGCCTGACCAACCCGGCCAGCGGCTCGGTCAGCGCGTCGCTCTCGATGCCGATGCTTGAGGCCGGCAGCAAGGCCAGCGACTGGTCGCCGTCCCCCGAAGACGTGCAGACCCAGCTTACGGCAAACGCCACGGCCATCTCCGGGCTTAGCACGCGCGTTTCCAGCGCGGAGGGCGTGCTCAGCAGCCAGAGCACCAGTATGACGTCGCTGAGCAACAGCATCGCCCAGGCCGGGCGTCTGGGCAGCAACCCGTGGTTTGACGGATCGCTGGAGTCCTACGCGGACAACCAGGCGCTGACCGCCGATGCGGTGGTGGTCAGCGGCACGGCGTATGCCGGCGCGAAATCCCTGCGCATAACGCGCCCTGCCGGCACCAGCGGGAACAGCGATAAGGATATCGGCCCGGATATTGCCGTTAAGGATATCGCCTACTATCGCCTGGAACTCTGGGCGCTGATGCCGGCAGATCAGGCTCCGGCAACGGGCTGGTCGATGGCCGTCGGCCTGCACGGCTGGACCCAGGCGGGCGCTCACATCTGGAAAGTTGGTTTTGACATCACGGAGTCCGCGCTGGGAGGCCGGGATAAGTGGGTCAAATTCAACGGCGTGGTGGGCCTTTCTGGTGCCGCCCGCGCCCGCTTCTGGGTCTCGCCGCGCGGCACCAACGGAGCCGGCACGCCGGGGTACAGCGTTTATCTGGATAACGTCACCCTGACCGAGATAACCGACGCGTATGTGGCGCAGCAGACCGCCGATGCCAATGCCAGCGCCACGCAGCTCCTGACCGGACGCGTGACGAAGACCGAGCAGGATGTATATGCGGCCAACAACGCGGTAACGCAGCTGCGTAACGACCTGACCGCAACCAATAAGGAGGTGGCCACCAAGGCAACATCAGCCGCGCTGCAGAGCCTCGAAAACTCCGTCTCTAAACAGGGCACCACGCTGACGGCGCAGGGAAGCAGCATCACCGACATCAGCGCGGCGCTGTCGCGGGAAACCCAGCTGCGGGTTATCTCGCGGGGTAACGGTTCGTCCGGGGCATCCGGCATCTACCGGCTGGACGGTACGGCGGTGGCGGTCGGCGGTCGCAGCTTCAGCCTGGCGGTGTTTAAGACGGAGGCGGATGGGTCTGCGTCGATCGCAAGTTTTGCCCGGTATGACGTTTTTGGCTCCGCCGCAACCGGCAAAGCGCTGAGCGATGCCATCGCGGCGCTGGCCAACGGAACCCAGGTGATCCTCTTCACGGCAGACGAGCCGCGCACCTACGCCTATACGGTGGCCGCAGCGGTAGAGTCACTGGGCGGCACCGCGGATCTGGTCAGCGGGCTGGTTTACCGCTCGGCCTACGTGCTGATTGGCCGCAAGGGCATGGCGCCGGGAACCGCCATCGAGCTGGTATCACCGACCGGCGGCGATGCGTCGGCCTTTGTTGAAACACCGGTGACGTTCCTCAACGGCCTGATTGAAGGGCTGGGCGGCGGTGCCGGCGCGATGGCGAAGAACGCCGCCAACGCCACGGCCATCCAGGGCATCACCAGCCGCGTCACTCAGACGGAAAGCGGGCTGACGGCGCAGGGGCAGAGCATCACCAGCCTGACCGGCAACGTGAACAGCCAGAAAGCCACGATCGACACGCTGCAGACGGCGGTCAGCACGCTGGACAGCTCCACGGCCACGCGTATTGAAGAGGTTAAGGCATCCAACCGCAACAACGCCGAGGCGGTGCTGAAGCAGGCCTCGAGCATTGCGCAGACCGACGCCAGCGTCAGCACGCTGTCTAAAGCCGTGGTGGCCGCGAACGGCAAGATCGACGCCAGCTGGCAGGTAAAGATGAACGTGACCAGCGACGGGCGCTACGTTGTCGCCGGGATCGGCGTGGGCATCAGCAACGAAACCGGGGCGCTGCAGTCGCAGATCCTGATGACGGCTGACCGCCTGGCGCTGCTGCCGTCGGACGCGTCGAAAAACGCCGTGTCGCCGTTCGTGGTTGAGAACGGGCAGGTGTATATGAACAGCGCGTTCATTGGCGATGCGTCGATAACCAACGCGAAAATCGGGGATTACATTCAGTCCCGCGACTACGCGCCGGGTAACAGCGGCTGGAACGTCAACAAAGACGGGAAGGCTGAATTTAACAACGTCACGGTCAGGGGAAAAATGTATGCCAGCGAGGGAGAACTTAACAATGTACGGATAAATGAAAGCTGCACCATCCTGGGCACGCTGAACGCCAGCCGTATTAACGGGCCGCTTATGCAGGCAAAAACGTTCAGCTTTTACCATCAGAATACGGGGCAGTCCAGCGTGATCTACTGGGACGGCACGGCAGGAAAAGGCGACGTGCCTATGACGCTCAGTGGGACCGTTATCCGCACCCGCAATAATCTGCAGATAGGGTCGAGGGTTGTTATAGCAGGCCAGGAGATCGGCATAGCTTCGACTCAGACCGCTGACAAAACCACGGTTGATACGTTTACTTTCAGCGTCGACGTGGGCACCGGGGCAGAAACGTTAGCCCTGTATGCCGGATCGTTGAATCAGGGGCAGGGAGAGCGCACCCGTTGGGTGGTGCAGATATTTGCTTCCCCTACGTCAAATCAGTTCCATACTTAATTAACTGGAGGATATTTTGCCTATCTATAAATCAGGCACCGTAAGCATTGGCACCGGCAGAACGGTGTCCGGCGCCGGCACCAGTTTTACCGACTCAGCCGCCGGGATTCGTCCCGGCCATACGCTGATTGCCGGCACAAATCCGGTGCAGGTTTTTCAGATTGCCACCGTTAACAGCGCGATGCAGCTGACGGTGACCGCCGGGCCAGCAGCAAATATTCCGGCTGGCACGACCTACACCATTCTGACCACCGATGCGCTGTCGGCCGACGGGCTGGCCGCGCAGGTTGCGGAGGCCATTGACTACTTCAAGGCGTCGATCGGCGGGCGGGCCAGCGCCGGGGGTAACGGCGATATCACCTCGCTGTCCGGCCTGACCACGCCGCTCAGCATTAAGCAGGGCGGACACGGTGCAAAAGACGCTGCAGGAGCGTGCCTGAACCTGGGGGCGCTGCCGGTTACCGGCGGCAGGTTGTCGGGACCCCTGACAGTGGCTTCGGACGTTATCTCTTCTGCCGGCGTGATGTTCTCGCAGGCCGCTTCGGACGGTCAGAACGCGCATTTCTGGATGCGCGGACCGGGCGGTATTTCGCGGGCTGTCCTCTACAGCAACCGCAACGGTCAGGCATTTTTGCGCGTTGATGATGAAACCAGTAATGCGATGGGCTACCAGTTCGTCATGAACAAGGCCGGCGTGTTCCAGTGCGCCTCGCTGGCCCAGACATCGGATACCCGCAGCAAGTCGGAAAAGCAGCAGGTCATGGGCGCGCTGGATAAGCTGGGCAGGCTTACCGGCTACACCTACAGCCTGCGCGTGACGAAGGAAACCACGGTACGCGGTGCCGGGGTTATCGCCCAGGACGTTGAGCAGGTGCTGCCGGAGGCGGTTCGTATTGCGGGTGAGGGGTTCGACGAATCAGGGGCACCGATCAGTAATATCAAGGGAGTTGATTACAGTGCCTTGAGCGCGCTTTACGTTGAGGCATTCAAGGAGTTAAATGCCAGAATAATGGTACTTGAAGCGGCTCACGCGGGCACATCAACCTTAGAAGAGAATTAAGGGCATACCGATATTTACGCTATCCATGAAAAAATACAGGATGTCAAGTTTGTAGTCTTTTTATTCTGAACAATAAAGCTAAAGATTAGTATTATTTTGCCGATATTATGAAAAAATAAACTCATGAGAATAAAATGGAAAATTTCAATAGGGTAAAAATAGGTGTTTTTTTCATGCTTTTGAGTCAACTTGCATACTCAAAGTCACCTTGTTACGACCTAGCAACTACTGCATTTTTTAATAGTAGTCTTTGGCCGGCGGGCTCAACTCCAGAAAGTTTAAAAGATGCAAGAGATGAAATGACAGATGGGGAAACGTTATGTAAACGTTTAGTTCAATCCATCAAGACTAAGAAAACAACATCTGATGAAATGAGGGTCAGATCAGAAGATTTTCTTAAAAAAGCAAAAGATAATTTTGAACACGATGGCGATATGGATAAGTATGAGCTTTCTAAATATCATTATGAACTGATTGTAGGATCAGCAAAGATTGCTGATGAATACCCATGATATTGAAACTGATAGTTATCTGGGTTTTTTTTATGTTCGTCAAAAAAGGTAATATAGTTATGAGTTAGTATTCTTCAGTTTATATTGAGTGTTAATATAACTCCCTGATCATCCCTACGGAGTTGTAAGTATCCCAACTAAACGTACCATTCCCTTTCAGAGATCTTCCGGCATACTGATTAGGTTCCCGGGAGAGATCATCATGCGCGAAGCCCTATTCACCGAACACCAGATCATCGCCGTGCTGAAGTCCGTCGCAGCCGGACGCACCTTTAAGGATGTCTGCCGCGCAGCGGGTGGTCCGGGTTCTTGAGCGAATTGCGGCAAATCGCGGATAGTGGTATTTCAATAAGGGTCAGTTGAGTTAAATCAACTGACTCTTTATGTGTGATAAAGTTTAAATCGTCATTAATTTTTTTGAAAAAAAACACTCAGTCATTTAATAGTATCATAATGATTCATAGCCTTAACTAAACGTTCAAGAATTGCAGGGAATTCGCTAAAATCAATGACGTCCTTTTGAGCATGGATAACGTGTTCTGCGAATGCTTCCTTACTTAAGTCTCTATTTTTATCTCGTTGGGCTGCGGTGTTGAAGTGTTTTCCATTGTAAATCCTAAGTCTATCAACATCTTTAAAAAATAACTCAATATCAGTTTCGTTGTGCCCTGGTTTTTTAGGAGTAAGAACCAAATAAAGGTTGTGGAAAATATGAACAAAATCAGCATCTCTGATTTCAGTAGTACCTGCAGGATAAATCATCACGCCTTCAATGTTTTTTGCGTAATTAATTAAATCTCTCGGCCCGCTATCATTATCCACAAGGATAATTACAGGTTTTTTGGGTTTGGGTGCTTGATAATAGCTAAAGTTTTTCTTGTAGTTGACAATGAAGTCTCTTAAATAATCCGTTCCGCCGAAAAGTTCGAGTAAAAATCTAGTTCTTTCATTATAATTGAAGAATTTTAAAAGCAGCTTATATTCTGCTTGGGAGGTTTTTGAACGTGAAAGTTCAGGGAATTGAGCTGAAAGCTTGTTTATTGCTGATTTTAAATAAACGTTATCAGTTTTACCCTCGGTGAGAATGGTTGGTAATTCATTCCCATAAAAGTGGCGATAAAAAATAAATTGACTAAAAGTTTTCTCTCTTGAACTATGTAAATAACGCCTTAATTTTGCATTGCCGTTTTTAATGGTGTCTTTTTTAAGTTGGTATTTTGGGTTAAGCTTTTTAGTTTGTCTTAATCTGTTGTAATGATCAATTTGGTCAATGAAATTAAGCTTTCCTTCTAGACTGTTGATATTTCCTTTTTCTTCATTACCATTGATTAACTCTTTGAACTCCCCCCTTTTGAATAAATGATTGCATTGAGAGCGGGCAAGTCTACAATACTCTTTTTTTGTATTTGGTTTTTTATTGACAATAAGTCCGGTTACATCTTGTCTTGAGTCGGCATATTGATTTCTTGTCTTGCTTGTATTTATTGAAAATCCCGAGCGATTTATTTCCTTAGTGATTTTCTTACTGGGTTCATATTTGTGATTTTCTTTTTCTGCAATAGATTTTGGTAGTTCGCTTAGTCTGGTTGAAAAAGTTATGTCATCAGCATACCTAGTATAAGTAGATGAACTTAACTTAGCGAGCTTAGCGAGCTTTATATCTAAAGCATGTGTTATCAAATTAGAAATAACAGGCGAACAAGGACTGCCTTGGGGAAGCTTGTTTTGATAGCATGCAATTTTTGCGATCACAGTTGCGATATCTGGATGAAGCTCGAAGTTTCTGTTTTTTATAAAGTAGCCTCTGACCCTGCCAAAATTAAAGCTCCCGAAAAAATCATGTAAATCTATGTTAAATACAAATTTCTTGTCCAGATGCATCATTGCATTAGTTATTATTGATCTGTTTCTCTCAAACCCATGAGACAGCGAGGGTTGTTTGATTTCCGCATTCGAGATTTTAACTTTCAAAATTCCTGAGTTTTTAGCTTTTTGTCTGGCTAACTCTGAGTTTGGAAATTTTGTGAAGATGATTTCATCTAGGCAGTTTAGCAACAACTTTGATAAAGATTTCTGAATCATTTTTAAAATTGGAGTAGGGGCGTGTATTACCCTGATACCGCCATTTTTTTTTGGTATTTCGAACTTTATATACTGATTGTTAGTATTTAATACGTAAAGGCAATGAGTCAGCGTTGAGGGTTTTATACCTAAAATCTTAGCTAGTTGAGGCTTTGTTTTTGCTTCTTTTAATGATTGAAGAGTTTTCAA